TTCCACGCCAGTTTGTACCGTATCATCTAATTGTGTATTTTACCGACAGGCAGAAAGTAAATTAAAGGTAATCTTTATACAATTAAGTAATCTTGCCTACAGGGCATCATTATTACATCTTTATCTTATATAGCTTTTCAATTAGATTAGGGGTGAGTGGCATCATTGAACCGCCCGCCCCTCTCTTTTAAATTATAGAGCTCCGAGCTGTCGTAGCTCTTGCATCGAATAGGAGAAACAGAATGGAAGGATGGCAAGCTGCCCTTACAATACTAGGATCACTTCTCGGGTCAGGAGCGGCATTTGGATTCGCTCAATTTTGGATCACTCGAAAAGATGAGAAAGAAAAAGAAGCAAAGATAAATCGCGAAGAGGAGATCAAACAAGAGATGCGCGACCATCTCACAGAAGTCAATGCTCAATGGAAAGAGGACTACTGTGATAAGAATAGAGAATCTATTGCAGCTCTTCACGACGCGGTAGTGAAGGGTCTGCAAGATCGTGAAGATGTAGGTCGGCAGCGATATGAGGAGCATCATCTCGCTATTGAGAAAATGGCTTTAGATCATCAGAAGGAATTCCTAGAGCTCAAGAAGGCAATTGATAAGCTTACTTCCAACGAATCTGCAATAACCGAAAGCATCGCAGCGTTGACAGAGACACAGACAGCAATAGGTGCAAGTTTGGTCGGACAAGCACATGATCGTATCATGTATCTTTCAGATAGAATTTCAGAGCGTGGCGGCATAACTAACAAGGAAAAAGCAACCATCAAATCAATGTATGTTCCGTATCGTAAGTTAGGCGGCAACGGAGAAGTGCAGGAAGCAGTTGAGTACATCCTGACCTTAGAAACAATATCTGAGGATGAAGCACGTAATCGCGATCGAGAAATCAAGAGCAAAGAGCTTGTTGAAATACAGAAGCTCACCCAACCTAAATAGAACAACTAGAAGAGATCGCAAACAGCGGTCTCATTACTATGTTCAAATCGTTATGTGATCATTCAGTTGTTGGGGAAGTAAACAACCGCAGTTCGGTAACCAACCCATTCCTGCGGATTATAAATCAAATACCAAAAGGAGGAAATCTAGAGATGATTTCAAAGACCAAGAGTCTTGTAGCGGACTATAAACTGCTGCTTGATAGCGTTCCAGCGCTGGTTACTACTATTTTTTGTATTGGCTCATGCTGGATGAATATTGCAGCCGGCAAAGTTATATTCAATGCATTCAACGTTGCAATTACTGGGGGATTTTTAGCCTCTTTCTTGCCGTTCTTGTGCTTAGACATGGTGTCAAAGCGATTCGGTGCACGAGCTGCTATTCTGCTAAACTTGTTATCTGCTGCATGTAATACAGTATTCGTTTTAGGCCTTAGCCTTGTTGCAGCTATTCCTACCGAACAAGATTACACTTCGTTCAATACTGTTTTAGGCGGCGTTTGGTTCATTACATTGTCTAGCATTGTAGCATTTGTTCTTTCCGGTGTAGCTAATTCTCTTCTTAACTCAGCGATCGGAAAGCTCTTTAACAATAAAACAAGTGCCATTGAATTTGCTACTCGAAGTTTTGTTTCTACATTCGTAGGACAAGCATTGGATAATTTCATCTTCATTGCAGGTGTATATGTTATCTTCGCTCCTATCTTCTGGGGAATGGATCCATTGCCAATCAAGACTTGCTTAGGAACTGCTATTGTCGGCGGATTCTTCGAACTGCTTTGCGAAGTTGTCACCGCTCCGATTGGTTATCGAGTAGTTAAGAATTGGGAACGGGATGGAATAGGAAGAGATTACATAGAGAAGCATAAAGCATAGCGTTAAAACAGCGGCCATGTTTTTGTCTATGCTAAGGACGCTCCGGAGGATACTGTAGAGTATGTTTACACATGCTACAAGCATTCTGGTAGATATAGAGAACTCGAGGCTAAATGGCTAGATAAGTTTAATTCTGCTCACAAGGATGACAGATTCTAAAGAAAGGGCTTGACGAATTCGCATCCACATCTTATAATATAGATGCGAAGTCAACTTACAATTGAATTAAGAATACTAGCACACTAGTGCTTGTAGATAGTAAAACTGCTGATCTTTCATAGGTTGACTTCGCAAAAGAAACCAGATCGGCAGTTTTATTTTATATGAAATTACATCAGAAAACCAAGAAACTTTAGTTTCTTGGATGAATGATGCAGATTTAAGAAAGGAGGTGAAATAGAAAGATGGCTACATACTGTGTACAAAGCAATGTGATTCGAGGTCTTACAAAAGAACAATACTCCCTGCTTCGAGAAATGTGTCAATATTCAAACAACTTGTATAATGTTGCTCTCTATAATATTCGACAACATTACTTTAACACAAAGCAGTTTTTGACCTATGAAAGTAATTATCACGAATGTAAGACTAATGAAAACTATGCTTTGTTGCAGGCAGGAGTATCTCAACAGATAATGAAAGTTGTAGACAGAAGTTTCAAATCTTTCTTTAATCTGATTAAGAAGTGCAAACTCGGAGATTATAGATACCACGATGTCAACATTCCGCATTATCGAAAGAAAGGTGGATTGTTTGGACTAATTCTTTCTACTAATTCAATTGCTATCCGCAACGGCAAGTTTATGATTCCAATGAGCCGTACTTTTCGTGCTTTACACCCTGATATCAAAGACTTTGAAGTTACGTTTCCAGGACGATTAAAGAACAAGACTATTAAAGAAGTTAGGATTCTTCCGTACAACGACGGAAGGTACTTTAAGATTCAATATGTGTATGAAGTAGAACAGGAATCTACAAATCTTGATAGAAATAACATGCTATCAATAGACCTCGGCATAGATAATTTAGCAACTTGTGTTTCAACTATCGGGACACCGTTCATAATAGACGGACGTAAACTTAAATCAATCAACCACCGATGGAATAAAGAAATCGCAAGACTTCGTTCAATATCTATGAAACAAGGTCTTAAGACTACTGCTTGTATTCAAAGAATTACAACAAAAAGAAATAATCAAGTCAACGACTCTATCAAGAAGTCAGCAAGATATGTCGTTAACTATTGCATCAATAACAACATTGGAACTTTGATTGTTGGATACAATGCAGATTTCAAGAGGAACTCCAATCTTGGTAAAACAAATAATCAGAATTTTGTTCAGATACCTTTAGGTGATTTGCGCCAACAGTTAGAGTTCTTGTGCTGGAAATATTCTGTTGAGTACATTGAACAAGAAGAAGCATACACATCAAAAAGCAGTTTTCTTGACAACGATGAACTTCCCGAATACAAAGCGGAACAGCCTTACCAAGGGACATTCAGCGGAAAGCGCATAAAGAGAGGACTATATCAATCAAAAAATGGCACAATCCTCAATGCAGATGTAAATGGTGCTGCAAACATACTAAGAAAATGTAAGCAGAATGTCGATTTCGACAAACTGTGTAAGGGACTTTTGGCGAGTCCAGTAAGAATAAGGATATCTTAGATATCAAACTTCTTACGAATCCCATTGGCTTTAGCCGATGGGTACGTCAATGGGAGGTAGCAATGAAACGAGTAATCAATCAAGATGCTATTTTAGGAATGGCTAACTTGAATCCACGTAGAACTAACTTGCCTGTAATCATATGGGCAGATCATAATGGAGTAGATCGTTCAGTATCGCATAGAAACAGCCCTCGAATCAAAATAAGTAAAGATGAGCATAGCGTCTCTGTTTCTATTGAAGAGCATCCTAGAATCCTAGCTAGAACAAACGACATCCCTCAGAATGTCATGACGATGATTCAAGAAGGCATCGACTACGTTGCACGAAATTATGATATCTTTTTGAAGCATTACTTAGACAATGATTTCTCTTTCGACGATGACGATCTGAAAGAGGCACTTCGTGAACGTGGCGACTACAAGTAAGGGAGGACAACATATGATTGAAATACAAGGACAATACAACACAGCAAGAGTATTCACAGATAGTGCAGATGAAGCTCCTCAGGCCTACAGGCCGATTGATGAAATCATAGCTAACATCGAGCCTACATGTGATATTATCAACACAATCAAGCCGATCTACAACTTCAAGGCATCATAAATGATAGCGCAGTCAAACAAAGCTGCGCTATTTCTATGTAAGAATCGTTATATTCTGTAAGAGAAGGAGGTAGACGCAATGTCATTAGAATTAGAGAATTTATCTGCTCTTTCCATTGGGCAGCTAGTTAATTTTAAGGAAGTAAAGCCTACAGAGGTAGTAGACTACTTTGCGGATCGCATCGAAAAGAGAAATCCTTCTATCAACGCATTTGTTTACACTAAGATAGACGAAGCGATGGAAGTAGCTAAGGAGCAAGAGAAGAAAATCATGTCCGGAATGTCTCCGGGAGTATTCGCTGGAGTTCCGGTTTGCTTGAAGGACTTTTTGCCTTCTAAGGAGGGATGGACAAACAGTCATGGCGGTGTGCGAGCACTTATCCAGAGAGACCCAGAGGACTCCGAATTCACTAAGGCAGCAGAAGCAATGGGTGCTATTCCTATTGGAAAGGCCAACGCACCTGCTTTCGCTTTCAGAGGAATCACAGACAATCAGATGTATGGTCCTACTAGCACACCATTCAAGCCAGGATACAATTCGGGTGGATCGTCAGGAGGAACTGCTGCTGCAGTCGGCGACGGATTGGTTCCGTTAGGAGAAGGGTCAGACGGAGGCGGATCCATTAGAATACCATCCGCATGGTGCGGTTGCTTTGGATTCAAGCCGTCTGTCGGAGCTGTTCCTAGCGTATGCAGACCTGATGCTTGGACTGCAACACATCCATTCTGCTTCAATGGTGCAATTACGCGTACGGTAGAAGACAGTTTAGCTATATTCCGGATGATGTGTCACTACGACCTACATGATCCATTTAGTGTGCCTAGCTCAGTTATCTTCAACAAGAATAGTTCCTTTGTAGCTAACCAGACAATCCGCATTGGCCTTGTCAGAGACTTCGGAGTATTTCCAGTAGAAGATGAACTCTGGGAAGTAATCAAGAGAGCTGCTAAGATGGCTGAATCTTCTTTATCTGCTAACATCATTGTAGAAGAAGTGGATCCAGATAGCTTGTCACTTGCTCCATTCACCGCAGAGGACTTAGCTGAGATGTGGTGCAGGATGATCTCTATCGATACATCCATTGACATGAACCTGTGGGCAAGATCCGGTAAGGTAGATATGCGTGACCCTGCTCTAGAGTATCAGCTCACTCCTGAATTCATTCATTGGGATAAGGTTGCGTCTACTCAGACAGGAATCATGGACTATCGCACATTCAACGAAATGCGAACTGCTGTCCTTGATATGCACATTGACTTATTCAGGAAGTACGATTTCATCATCAGCCCAGTTACATGTTGCAACCCTGTCCCTAATGATACATCTGAGAAGGTAACAGCAGGTCCTGCTACAATCAACGGACGGAAAGTAGATCAAGCAATCGGCTTCTGCGAAACATTCTTACAGAATTTCATCGGATATCCTGCAGCTTCTATCCCAGCAGGATTGTCTGCCGACGGCTTGCCTATCGGAATGCAGATTGTAGGAAAGAAGTATTCAGACCACAAGCTGTTCCAGCTGTCTCGAATCTACGAGAACGTCAACCCATGGAGCTACTCTATCCCATTCAATAGAGCAATCTAGTTAAAGGAGAGTATACATATGGATCCAAAAGAGTTCAAATCAGTAGCTAGCTTAGCTAAGGAGAAAGGTGCATCTAAGGTGTGGTTGTGCCCTAGATTAGTCACTAACACGTCATTCAACAGACCTCCATACCTAGCTGGCATTGAGTGCTCAGTGAACAGCATTCCTGCAGAGATTAAGGAAAGACGAGTTACTCGCTACTTTTGTGAAAATAACACTCTCTGCATCATTTGGGAGAACAATTAGCTGCTAATATCGTGGTAAGATGTCAGGTTTAAATATTTTTATATAATTTTTGATTTTTCTCTTTATTTTCTGCACAATGTATCTTATAATATGTTTGTAGGTAATAAACGGGGGATAAACATTATCAATTTTCGTCAATGCTTATCAACAATCCAAAAGGAGGACAATTAAATATGAACCTGACATCTTTCTATGAAACTAGAGACCTTTTCTTAGAGTACACTCAGTACTCCGCACCACTTAGCTTCGATGAGTGGGCAAAACTTCCAGAAGACGAAAACAACAAAGACTATTATCAGTCATCTGAATGCAAGAAGACAGCTGTATTGTATCTTCAGTTCTTTCCGGAGATCATCGCTGCTTGGCAGATGGCTAATTCATATGATTTCATTCCTGCCGAAGACGGAGTTACCATCGTTCTTCAGTACCTCAGAAAGAACGCTCCTAAGATCGAGCAGGATAGTAAGAGATTTACAGCCTCTTATATCTATAGAGTAGCTTACAACTGCATGTATTGCATCTGCCACGACCGCATCTGCGACAAGGAGAGATGGGCAAATGAGACACCTAACATCGTCGGATATGGCGATGACCAGGTCGACTTGTTTGATTTAGTATCTACTGACGGACAGGACCCAGTACTTGACAAGCTGGAAAGAGAGACAATCGAGGCCCTCTTCTGGCACGAAATCAAGCAAGCAGGCCCTAAGGCAGAGAAGTTAGCTTACTATCTTCTTAATCAGGACAACGAATACAAGAAGGCAATCAGACCAAGCTCCAAGAAGTACATCGACGAGCTCAGCGCTATCAATCTCATTGATGAAGAGATCGAGCCATTGATGGAACAGCTTCGCAGCTGTCTTGCTAAGTTCGCTCCTTACTTCAACGTACTTACTGCATGAATCGTTATGTAGCATAACATCTAGTAACATCCAAACATTGCAAAGATTTATATTCAACATACAGGAGGTCAATTATGGCATTCAAAACATTATCATCATTCAACGAGGAACGAAAGGGTCAGTTCTTCACACTTCGCGACGACGGGGAATACGCAGATGTAATCTTTTTGTACAGGGGCATTGAAGATGTACTTGTAGCCGATGTACATTACGTCAAGTCAGATCAGTATTCCGGATACGTTCATTGCTGCGAGGGTGGCTGCCCTGCATGTAACAAGGGCTTGCGTAAGCAGACTAAGTTATTTATTCCACTTTACAACATTGCTTCTCAGAAGATCGAGTTCTGGGACAGAGATGCAGCATTCGAACATCATTTAGTTAAGCAGGTGTTTGCTAACTATCCAAATCCAAGTGAGTATGTATTCCGTATCACACGTCACGGCGAGTACAGATCTCGTGAGACAGTATACAGCATCATCAGCCAGGGAACTAACAAGCAGCTTCCTTACGACTTGATTCTGTCTATGAATAACATCACACTTCCGGATGGATACAGTGCAGTATGCCGCGAAGTAAGCACATTCGAGCTCGATTCTATGCTTAATGGATCCACTCCAGCAGCTACTACTCAGGATTATGCTAACTATGGAGCAATTCCTCGTCCTGCTGCTATTCCAGTTCCAGAGCCAATCGCAGACCCAGTACCAGATCCAGTAACCATTCCAGCTCCTGAATATGGAACCGGTGCACCGGCTACACTGCCTACTCCTGAAGTAGATGTAGCACTACCTGACTTGCCTGTTCCGGAAGGCGGAGACGATTCCCTCGATGACTTAAGCGACGTTGCTTTCTAGTTACACACCAAGGAGGGAGATCTAGTACATGAAGCTATTCAGTGCAGCGCAGATCGATAAGATCAACGCTATAGCTGCTAAGAGCAACGAATCGCTCAAACCTGCAGCGTCTGGTGGAAAGCCTGCAAGCATCAACGATGAGCTGAACCAGATAACAAAAGAAGTTTTAGATTACTTTAAGGATTCTCCTGCAATCTTGATTAAGAATGCGAAAGAGTTACATGACTACGTGGACAAATGTATCGAAGCTGGCTACGCCGGCATCGATACAGAGACCACCGGTCTTGACCGAATTCGCGACAAGATTGTAGGAGCTTCTTTATATTATCCAGGCGGAGTAGAATGCTATATTCCGTCTTGCCACTTGCTTCCTATATTTGAGAAGCCATATCCTAACCAGTTGACATATGAAGTGATCGGGCAGGAATTTCAGCGGTTAGCTGATAATCATGTGCGGTTGATATTTGCGAATGCAGACTTCGACTTAGCGATGATCTACAAAGACCTGAAGGTGGACCTTGTTCCTGCTTGCTTCTTCGATGTAATCCTAGCTTGGCGATGCTTACGCGAAGATGAAAAGGACAATACATTGAAGGGCCTGTATGCTAAATACGTCATGAAAGGCCAGATAGAAGCCAAGAAGTTCCGAGATTTCTTCTCACCAAAGCTGTTTCCTTACTCTAAGCCTGAAGTAGCAGGTCTTTATGCAGCAAACGATGCTAAGATCACATATGAATTATTCGTTTGGGAGCTCCAGTACATCACTAAATCTAATCCTAAGTGTCAGAAGAATCACTTAGAGAAGATAGCAGACCTCATTTGGAATGTAGAGATGCCAATGATCCGTGTATGTGCTCACCTACATAGAGTCGGAGTCATGCTAGATACATCAGTGATTCCTGCATTACATGAGCGATATGCTGATAATCTGAAAGCTGCTCAGGAAAAACTAGCTAAAGATATTCAGCACTTGATTGACGAAAGAGATGTTCCAGGAAACAGAAAGAGACCGTTCCGAACCGGGGCTGATTTCAACGCAAATAGCCAGCCACATGTGAAGTACTTGCTAAATACACTGCTTGCACTAGACGTAGATGGAACCGGTAAGGAAGTATTGAACGAAGTAAAAGATCCGTCAGCTAAGGACATCTTACAAGTACGCAAGGGAGTCAAGTTGCTAGGCACATACATTGATAAGATGCCTAACATTGCCGGTCCTGATGGTAGAGTTCATTGTACCTTCAAGAGCATTGGCGCAGATACAGGCCGCATGTGCATCGCTAAGGGCACCCCTATTACTGTCCTCAACGGAACAAAGAACATTGAGGACATTGTCCCCGGTGACTTAGTTTACTGTTATGACGAACGACGCAGTATACAGTTATCTCGAGTAAAGAATCTATGGCTCACTGGAAAAGACCGCGAGTGCGTAGACGTTAAGTGGCGGAGTAACGGATCCGGAGATATTGGGCATCTTATCTGTACTCCGGAACACAGAATCTTGAAGGAAGATGGCACATGGTGCAGAGCTGATGAACTCAAGTGCTATGATAGGTTAGTTAGTCTGCGACAGACATCCGACGGTGACGAGAATAACATACCGTTGAATCATGCTGTGCAGTCAGTAGCACCCGCAGGTAAATTCGATGTATATGATATTGAAGTAGAAACATATCATAATTTCATCGCAAGTGAGATTTGCGTGCATAACTCATCCGCCGATCCGAACTTACAGAATATACCGTCTAAGATGCATGATATCAGACATATGTTCCGTGCTAGCAACGGATACGTAATGATGTCATCTGACTTCTCTCAGCAGGAGCCGAAGCTCACAGCATTCTGTACCGGCGATCAACGAATGATTGAAACATTCCAGACCGGAAAGGACATCTATGCAACACTTGCTTCTATCGGTTTAGGATTTCCATATGAGGAGTGCTTGGAGTTCAATCCTATCACGCACGAGAATCAGCCCGAAGGTAAAGCCCGGCGGGGTATAGGCAAGGTGTTAGTATTGGGTAGACCGAGAGGTTAAACATCTTGCCGATAACCAATAATTTATGCCCCCTCAGTAGAAGCCTAAATGTAACAGACTACTGAGTGCAAACTTTGTGAACCTTATTACTCAAGGGTGTGCAGTAGACTAATATAGTAATCGCAGGAAATGGCGACTAACTGCTGTGCTAACAGGGAAGGCTAATCTAGTTTCTAGAAGTTAATCCTGTGCCAAGCCTTTTACCTTGTTTGGAGCAATTCACATACAAGGAGTAAATTACACATGTACGAAGCTTATTTGATAACTAATAACGTCAATGGAAAACGATATGTCGGAATGACTAAGCAAGGCTACTTATCTCGATTCAAAGATCATTGGTGGGAAGCTAATCATGACGTAAGGCATCAGTCGATGCTACATCTTGATATGGTCAAATATGGAATCGAATCATTTAGCGTCGAGTTATTAGAATCCGGCATAGCCGAAGAAGACCATCAAGAGAAGGAGCGCTATTACATTGCTACTTTAGGTACCTATTACGAGAATCCGCTAGGATACAATATGACCCTAGGTGGAAACGGAACAGTCGGATATATCTTCACTGATGCTGATCGAGCTAAGGAAAGTGAGCAGCGTAAAGGATGTACATTCAGCGCCGAGCGCAATGCTCACATCAAAGAGATCATGACAGGCCGAGAGTACAAGCAGGAGTGGAAAGATGCGCTCAGCGCTGCTCGAATGGGCAGATTCGAGGGCGAAGAGAATTCATTTTATGGCCGCCATCATTCAGAAGCTACCAAGCAAGCAATACGGAATGCCAACTCTAGCGAACAGATTGAACAGCTAGATAAATCAGGATGTCTTGTAAATACGTTCTTCAATCTAGCAGACGCAGGGAGATGGGTGTCCGAGAACGTTTCAAAAGCTAAGTACACTACATGTGCCACTCGTATTCGTGAGGTGTGCGTTAGCAGTAATCCTAAATGCACAGCTTATGGCTACAGGTGGAGAATAAAAGGAAGGTCAATCGACTAACGCATCTATCAATGAGATAGATGCATAGGAGGGAAGATGAGTTACCCTCCGAAGCGCAAAGATCGGTATTTAGGCACCGATATGATATAGTCAGGGCTCTTAGAAATAAGAGACGAACCGATAAATTACGGAATGTCCACTTTCTCTATTGCAGATATGCTCTTCGGAGATGATGAGACAATGACGCAAGAAGAGAAGATGAAGAAGGCTGAGAACATACAACAGTCTCTGACGAAGGGATTCCCGCAGCTACAGAAGGCTATCGCAGACGCACAGATACGTACAGCGAAAGTCGGATATACAGAAACTATCTTAGGTAGAAGACGACATCACCCGGACATGCAACTTCCTAAGTATGAATTCAAGCCGATGAAGGGGTATATCAACCCCGATGTGGATCCATTAGACCCATCTACATTAACTACCAAGGAACAGATTCCACAACGCATCATCAACCAGCTCACCAAGGAGTTCAACGGCTATAAGTATTATGGTCAGAGAGTAAAGAGAACGAAAGAGCTCGCAGAAGAGAAGATCAAAGTCATTGATAACACATACAAGATCAACACAGCTTCTCGAGAGGTGTTTAACGGGATTATCCAGGGCAGCGCCGCAGATGTAACTAAATTGGCAATGCTCAACCTTACAACAGATCCCGAATGGGAAGAAATCGGCGGTAGATTCCTCATTCCTGTACACGATGAGTTGATTGTCGAGGTTCCTTTTGAGAACAGGGAGAAGGGTGCCCAGATATTGTCACGGAATATGGAGAAAGCAGGTGACTTTCTTCCGTTCCCGCTGAAATGTGACGTAGAAACTACATTCAGATGGTACGGCTTAGGAGTAGACGATATCCTGTCATTCGACAAGCCTACTTCACTAGATGTATCTACTATGAGCGAATCTAACATCAAGTGGATTCAGTGCATGCTTATTGAGAACGAATTCATCATGCCGAAATATCCTCATGAAGATGGATCCAAGCTGATTGGTCTTGAGGCAGAAGGTGTAAACGGCAGATGGTCAGATGAAATGTCCTCTGCTATCCGAAGCTACTGCAATCGTTATTCATTACAAGACGATCAATTCCTGGATCACATTGAGAAGAAGGTAATCTGGGGAGAATATTAAGGAGGACATGTTAATGGACAGTCGATTGGGCATTGATATTGCATTAGCGGCAGTAGCTGCTTTAGCTGTAGTGAATTCCATCTATTGCAGAGCTAAGATTCGTGATATGAAAACTTCTATCACACAACTCACTAACATGGTTTTGCGCAACAGATGGCGGGTCATTGACTTAGAATACGAATTGGAGGATCTAGATAGATGAAGGGGCAGTGGCACATAGATGGTGAGATCTGGAAACCTATACCTGGATTTGGTGGATTCTACGAGATATCTTCACTCGGTAGAGTAAGGTCATGTAGTCGTACAACTGCTGTCCGCAGCGTTCACAGACGCGGCGGCGTAGTGCACGATGAGATGTGGCATCGTCCAGGAATGCTTCTGAAGCCTGTCAAGTGTGATAATGGATACTACGTGCGTCTCTACAATGCTAATCACGAACGGAAGAGCGTTGCAATCAAGCGACTAGTAGCTGAAGCATTCATTCCTTCATTTAATCCCGAAAATCCAACAAATAGCATACGCGTCAGCCCTAAGACGGCTATTCCGACTGTGCATAACATTCAACTGAGGTGATCATGGAAGAACAATGGAAAGATATACCAGGATTCGAGGGACTTTATCAAGTATCCTCGCAAGGAAGAATCAAACGGCTCGGTTATGAATCAGTGAAGTCATTTAAAACAGCTAGGCGTGGCGGCGATATGGAGCAGACCTGGCACATAGAAGAGCGAATACTTTCGCAGACAGTATACAATGAATCGTCGCATACGCGTTACGTAGGGCTAGTCGATGCATCGGGCAAGCGCCATCGGATTGCTGTTAAGCGACTAGTAGCGCAAGCCTTCATTCCAGGATATGACCCTAGTATGACAACTAATTCTATCGCCCTTAAAGATCCGGATCTGCCGATATCTGCAGATAACATTTACTTTGTTAAGCAGAATCGTTATAATCATATATGAAACTAGTAAACCATCAAGGAGGGAAACTAAATGAAATTTACGTTATCGACTAAGCCGCTCAGCAATGCGCTGGACTTAGGTGTAATCAACGCTAACATCTCTAAGTTCTACCGCACAAGCTGCTTAGCTCAGTTAACTGCTTCTAAGAACACACTCCGAATCAACTTAGAGGCAAGCTTCATCAAATCTGAGCTTCTTCTTAGAGGATCAGGTGATGCTGATGAAGAAGTAGTATCATTTGTAGATTGTGCAGTTCTCAAGTCTCTTATCAGCACAATTGAAACATCCACAGTTACAATTGAATTCGTAGAAGGCGGTATCGTCATTCATTCCGGATCTTCTAAGTTCAACTTGCCGAGTTTAGTAAGTGGTGCAGACGGCGTGTCATTGTCTCGCCCTGAAGTGAACAATGATCCATCTGCGGCTACTATCAAGTTAGCATCTGACGATTGGAAGTTCATTAAGAACTATCAGTTGTATGCTGCTGCAAGCTCATTCGTTCATCCTATCTACACTCGTGTATGGGTAGGCGCTGACGGTAACGTCATTGTCGGTGATATCGACAACACATTGTTTACATTCTCTAAGAAGGGCCACTTAGGTACAACATGTTTGTTATCTGATACAATCATCAACCTTCTCGAGAGCCTTCCGGAAGGAGCTCAGATTACACAGATGGGAACAAGCTATCGCGTAGAGGTATCTACTGATGCATTTGATTACGCTGCTCAGTTTACTCCTCAGTATGAGTCTGAAGAGGGAGTAGGTAGTTACGAATCTGCTATCTTTTTAGAGAAGTCACAGTTGGATCCTGCTAATCAGATCAAGGTATCTATCGCACCGGTGAAGAAGTTCTTAAGCCAGGCTGAGTTGCTTTCTTCTGCAGGCGGAGCTATTGAGCTATCCTATTCCGCAGGGCAGCTCAGCTTAAAGGACGATAACATCGATTGTAAGGTTGCTGTAGAAGGAACTTGTAGCGATTTCACTTCTCAGTTCGATTTCTCTAACTTGAAGCTCATCTTAGGTAACATCGATGAAGAGACCGCTAATATTTCTCCTATCATTGAAGAAGGTGTTACAGTAGGAATTCTCGTAGGAACTCCTAACCTGACTGTTCTTCTCGGAGGACTTGAATAAGATGTTCAGGTCCGCTAATTTGCTTGCACACACAGTAAAGTTTAATTCAGACGCTAGCGCTAAGCTCCTAGAGACATATGATGAAGTTACACAAGCCGAATTAGTGGCTGCATCATCTGAGCCTAAGCATCGAACATTTGCTCCAAGCCAATTTCGATGCGACCGGATTAGCTGGTTTCGGTTGAGGGGAGTACAACCAGATAAGGTCGCCCAAGCAGACACTGCTCTGGACTTTACTGCTGTTGTAGGGACAGCTTGCCATGAAATGATTCAGCGGCGGCTGTCAGGAACAGCGGCTTGGTTAGATGTTGAGAAGCATCTAGCTGAGCACTGCTTGTTTCCGTATACATGCGAATCTAAAGGATATGAGACACTCATTGAGATAAATGATCCACCTGTTCGATTTGCATGTGATGGTCTTGTAGAGATTTCCGGTCAACGTTATCTACTAGAGATAAAGTCATCTGAGTATTCATCTTTTCAGGACCTAACAGAACCTAAGGAGCGACACATTGATCAGGTGAAATGCTATTGTGCATTGATCAATGTAGAAAATGCTCTTGTATTATACATCGATAGACAGTACGGTGACATGAAATGCTTCCAGGTTCGTGTGCCCCTATATCAACGCGAGGATGTAATTTCTCGTATGAAGAAGGTAATGGATCTTGCAGAAGCACGCATTGCACCCGATAGATTGCCTAAGGGTGATCCCTGGTGCTCATCTAGCATGTGCCCGTATTATCAGAAATGTAAGGAGTGGTAATATGAAAATCGAGAGAAAAGAGCCCGTAAGCGACGTCAATGTTGTAACACTTTCTACAGCTACATACAACAAGCTGAAGAATGAGAACATGAGAGGTCGCATGTTTCTAGATTACATTTTAGATCAGTCTACCTACTCACGTGAAAGAGACGCTCTGGTAGTAGATTCTGAAACAGTAGTAACTGCACTCCAGTTTTGCTATGCAGACCTTTACAAGAGACAAGTAGAATCTGCGAAAGCAGAGCTAACACAAGTAAGAAGAAACGACGACGAAGTGGAGCTCACTGAATCTGTCGGAGACGAGGAGTAACTATGGCAGAGAATTTAGCCTCTAAGTATCGACCGAAGACATTAGATGACATCACTGAGCAGGGACTTGTTGTTGACATCATCCGCAACATCTGTAGTGCAGATACTATCTCAAACAGAAACTTCCTGTTTGTGGGGCCTCCGGGCTGTGGAAAGACAACTTCGGCCCGTTGCATCGCTAACATATTGAATGAAGGAAAGGGCGAGCCGATTGAAATGGATGCTGCATCTCACAGCGGGGCAGCTGATATGCGTGAGATTGTCAATCAAGCCATGACCTATCCTGTTGGAATGAATTACAAGATATTCATAATTGACGAGTGTTTTCATGAAGATACACTTATAGCTACTAATCATGGCGAAGTTAGAATATCGTCTGTACGCAGAGGAGATATAGTGCAGGGCTTAGGTGAAGATCACCGAGTATTGAACGTCTTTAAGAATAAAGTAAGCCCGCTACGCTTAACAATCATTCATACTAATTCAAGGGACATATTAACAACTTGCGATCACTTATTCATGACTGATGAGGGGTGGGTAGAAAGCAAGAATCTTGAGAAAGGTTGTGTGATTTATGGGAAGAGTGACGAAGCCCTGCGTAGTATGCGGCAAGATGTTCGAGAGCTACGAATCGGACCATCGACAAGCTTGTGGGAGAGAATGTGGGGAGATTCTCCGCAAACGGAATCTGACGAAATTCCATCAGAATTACAATCCGACTGGCTACACGAAAGAGTGTCCCGTATGCAAGAAGAAATTTTACACTCCGAAATCAGTGGATGCTATAACGTGTTCTGCGAAGTGTGGCAATATATGGAGGGTGCAGCAAGGCCGTTCGGACAAGCAACAACAGACTTGGCTAAGTCACAGATACTTATTTACTTGTCCGATATGTGGAAAGCAGGAATGGGTGAGAAAGAAAGAACCGAAGAAGTATTGCTCAGTCCAGTGCCAGGGAGCAGCCAAGCATCTTCAACATGTCCAGCAAGCGAAGCAGCGTATCGCTGTTTGCGAGATTTGTGGGAAAGAGTTTCATCCGAAATCAACTGGAGTCCGGACATGCTCGCAGAAGTGCAGGAATATTCTGATTGGGCGTATGCAAATGGGCACTCCTCGACCAGCATCGTCAGAATGGATGAAGAATCACAATCCAATGAGCAATCCAGAGACGGTGAAGAAGACGTTAGCTACGAAAGAGAAAAATGGGACATTGCACATCGCACCTGTTATGCGTGGTGGAAATGGTTCCTACACAGAGCCTCAGATGCGACTTTATCATGCTCTGGGGGACCAGTGGATATTGGAGTATCCTGTAAAGACGCACGCTCCGAGGCACAACGAAATGGGGTATCCTACGAATTACAAAGTAGACCTAGGACGTCCCGATATTCAGCTAGCGATCGAGGTGGATGGTGTAGACCACAATATGAAATCTCACAAATCGCTAGATCAAAAGAAGACGGAATGCTTGGAGAACTTAGGGTGGACAGTATTGAGATTTACCAACCAGGATATAATGACCAATCTTTCGAGCGTTATTTCAGCCATTCAGAACTGCATAGCGAATATGTAGATATGTACGATCTTGAAGTAGAGGGTCACCCTTCTTATTTTGCTAATGGATGCTTAGTGCATAACTGCCATTCTCTGAGCCAGCAGGCTTGGCAAGCTGCATTGAAGACGCTAGAAGAGCAGCCAGCTAAGAGCATGTTCTTGCTATGCACAACTAACCCTGAGAAGATTCCGGCAACTATATTGTCACGAGTACAGACATTCCAGCTATCTAAGATCAGCTTAGATGGAATCAACAAGCGATTGCATTATATCATTGATCAGGAGAATGCAGAAGGTCGAGGCATCAAAGCAGATGACGATGCAGTCCTTTACATCAGCAAGATGGCTAACGGAGGTATGCGAGATGCAATCACATTGCTCGATAAGGCACTTGCTTACAGCAATGAAGTGTCCTTAACAACCATTCAGCAGGCTCTCGGATTGCCTAACTACGATACTTACTTCGACCTACTCAACGCACTAGTTAAGAAGGACAACAGTAAGATCATAGCTATTGTAAATGAAGTATACAATTCCGGAGTAAACTTCGTGAAGTGGTTCGAGAACTTCTTTGCATTCATCACTAACATTGTGAAGTATATCTACTTGCAGGATATCAATCAGACGATGATTCCAGCTACGTATCAAGAAAAGATCAAAGGGTACGGAGCGCAGCATGCAGCTCTATGCTTAAAGATATGTAACCGTCTAGCCGTGTTAAACGGCGAGCTACGCTCCTCTCAGTATTTACAGGAGTTAGCTATCTACTATTTATGTACACCGTCAGCAAAGGGGTAATACGCCGTGAATTTCGATGAAGTAGTAAAGACACATCAAGATGACATCAATCAAGTCCAGAAGTGGGCAGACGAGCAGTACGATGCTTACTTCGGTCCTCACTTTAAGGAACAGGCAGAGCTATACAAGCGAATCCATTCTAAGTCCTATGTTATTACTGACCAGGACCTTGAGTGGATCCTCACAACTTTGCCGCTAGAATTGATTGCTGTTTCTGAGGAGGTCAGCAAACTCAAGACTGCTCAAGAAGTCATCAAGATGCACATCAAAGAAGTCGAGAATGACACAATCAACAATCCTGAGATGGGAGATACTCGCACCAAGCGGCAAGAAGCCGCAGCACAGATAACGGCGGGTGATCGACTTCTCAGCTCTGTGTATACAATAATCTCCGAGAGAGTAGATAAGCAAGTTTCGTTCTCTAGGGAGTTGATCATGAGTGCCAAGAAGCTGTGGGACGCACGAAAGGAATCTAACATGCTCCTGCCGACTCCCGGATCTCTTGGAGAATATGATTTCAATAAATAGGAGGATATAAGATGTCTCAATATGAACAAATGCTTAACAAGGCAGCGAAGGACTGGAATTGCCCTGATATGTTCACTTCTGCTAAGCTGAACATTCCTAAGATTCCGTTCTCTGCACCTATGTTAAACTATGCGACATACGGAGGAGTTCCTAGGGGACGAATTAGTGAGTTCTGTGGGGCTCCAGGTAGCGGTAAGTCATCTACTGCTATTGATGTGTGTCATAACGCTAGAGAGCTATTCAATAGAGAGTTTGAAGAAAAGGTTCAGGACTACCGTAACCGTATCGCAAAGGGCAAGAAAGAGTATTCAGGTCCATTGGAGGACTTACTCGACGCAGGTCCTAAGAAGATCCTCTATGCAGATATCGAGCATGGATATGACTTTACATGGGCAGCTAAGATGAATATCAAAGAAACTGATTTGGACGTCATGCAGCCGCCTGATGTAGCTGCTGAAAAGATACTTCAGTTCATTCAGGATCTTATCGAAGATGGGCAGCTGGGGTTAGTTGTTTTGGATTCTGTGCCTACATTAGCTACCGAAGCTCAGTTAAGTAAGAAGTACGGAGAGAGAACCGTAGCTTCCTTAGCCGGTCTCATGACTGATTTCCTTCGTAAGATTGTACCGCTTCTCACTAAGCATGATTGTACTCTGATCCTCATCAATCAGATTCGACCTAATATGGAGAATCCATATGTTATCAATACGCCTGGCGGTGAAGCTATTAAGTTCTATTCTACATTGAGAATGTTCTTCCGACTCGGAGCACCTGTAGACTTCGCAGGAAACGAGCTTCCGCAATCTACTGAGAATCCTAGCGGATACATTGTAAACGTTAAGTTACTGAAGCAGAAGGGAGCTGCATTCGATAGAAAGATAGCATCTTACTTCTTAATGGCTCAGTCAGGAATTCGACCTGATTATGATTACGCTAAGCTAGCAATCAACAAGTACGGAATCATCAAGAAGAGCGGTGGATGGTTCACGATGTGCAATCCAGTAACTGGTGAAATCCTTGAGGTTGACGGTAAGCCTGAGAAGGTCAACGGTCAGGTTAAGGTATATGCATATCTAGAGGAGCATCCAGATTACTATCGACTACTTCAGGAGTATATCTTAGCAGATATCAATGGAGTTGAATTTGATCCGTCATCAATACTCCCAGATGACGTTCCTGTTATTGAACAGAACAAGGAGGAATAAATATGGCATCTACAAAGGACTATTCGTCCAAACAAGAATCCATGATAGCCGAAGATTTAGGCTGGTCAGTTGTATCTGGAAGCGGAGCTGCTCCTGCTACACCCGGCGATGTTATCGGAGATGATTGGCTCGGAGAGTGCAAGACACACATGGATAAGACCAAGATCTTCTTCGACTACAATGTGTGGGTGAAGATTGAAGCAGAAGCATCTATGCGACATAGAAAGCCTGTTTTGTTTTGCGACGATGGAAGCCAGACCTTAGCAAGTACATGGGCAGTTTGCTACATGCATAACATCGAGAATCCAAGTAGTATCTTAGCTACAGATGTTCCATTTCCTGTCCGCAAAAACCTGAGCTTCAACTCAGGCGACCAGCTTCGCTACTTAACTAAGATGAGTAAGGACAACATGGGTGCTTTCTTCCGTGGTATCGTCTTTGAGTACCAGTGGAAAGATTACCATGTAGCTATTATGCCATACTACACATTCAAGGAGATCTGTGCAAAGTGATTGACATTCAGGAATTAGGGCTATCCATCTTAAGCGATAGCCCTAAGAAATTTTATGTACTCGGTGGGCCTGAATATGGTGTAAAGGACAAGTACTTAGATCATCTCTGGAAGCTCTACGGGAAGAAAGAAGAATATGCACACGTAGAAGATGTCATCAACATGATGTCAACTCGCCGATTGATTCCACTTCAGCCGACGCTGTATGTTGTGCGCTATGATGACGCATTCGTCAGCAAGATTGACGGTGTGTATGCAGAAAAGATCCGGAAGACAAACATCATAGGAACTATCGTCTGCATATACATTGACGATAAGCACATCAATAAGATTGACAAGTTTCTCCCTGAATGCGTTTGCACTATAAGCTTAGTCAATCCTAAGTTTGTAGAGCGATATCTGCATCAAGACTTCCCTAAGCTAGATGATAGATCAATTAGGATCGCAACTGATGCCGGTGACAACTACGGTCATTCCAGAAACATCTGCCGGTCTATGTCATGCACAGATGTAGAGGTACTCGCTCGAATGTCTGAGAAAGAGATCTGTTCATTCTTCGGATGTCACGATGCTTCTACAGAAAAGAATATCCAAGTAGCAATCGCGGCTCGCAACTTCCCTGCATTCTATTCAGCATTGTCAGAGTATTCCGGTGACTTGTCCACAGTCTACTATTCATTCTTGCAGACAATGATTGAATTAGAGAAGATCAAGTCAAGCAAGTACTCGAATTCGGAGTTACGCGACTATGCTAAGGCGTGGTCTATAGAAGATATCTACTACATGTTTATGAACGTCTACAAGCATCTGGAGCTATCTAGGTCTAGTCAATCCACTGACATCAGCTGCAGTTTGATTTATCTTGCGAGTCTATTCACGTTTCAGCATGTACCTAGTCCGGAGGTGATGGAATATGGAGCTTAAGTGTCAGCAGCAAGCAATGAACAATCTCGCTCAGCTAGCCGAATCTGGCCGTCAGAGCATTCTAGTAGAAGGCCCTCAGGGATGCGGTAAGAGCTATTTAGCGAAGCAGTTTGCTACTATCTTGATGGTGTCAGACTTTGTTACGGTACCACCCAAGGTAGCAGATATCAGAGAAGCTATAGATGGATGTTACAACATCAACAACCCTGTCGTGATTTCTATAGAGAATCTCGACTTAGGCGTACCTGCAGCGTCCTACACATTGCTCAAGTTCCTGGAGGAGCCGTTACCTTATGTCTACATTGTAGTAACTTGCAGGAATTTGAAGGGAGTACCGGATACTATCATCAGCCGAAGCGCAGTTGTTTCTGTGGATCCGCCTACGCAAGCAGACCTAGTCACATATGCTTCTCAGATGGATTACGCATCTGCTAATCTTGCACATCAGCGAGGTGTATGGTCACTGACTCGTACATTCCAAGATGTAGATGAAGTCCTTCACATGACACCAGACCAGCTATCCTTCTTCGACAAGACAGATACATTCACTGGATTCAGAGACAGCGTATCTACTATTGTATGGAACTGGTCTCATTATACAGATGGCAGGGAATGTAACATAGCATTCTCTATTCGCAAGATAATGGAGCTGAACCGCACACCTTTTGTAACTAAGAGCTGTTTAGATACGCTGAGAGAACTATCGACAGGCCGAGTAGCACAGCATGCTATATTATCAAAGCTAGCATTCAACTTGAAATACTGCGAATAATCGTTATATACATATACAGAACACTCATAGGAGGAAAACAAAGTAATGGCAAAGACAAAGAAACAGGACGGAAGCTTGAAGTACAGCGGTAAGCAGGAAGGCAAGACTACTACCTTCGCAGAGCTTGTTAAAACTCGTACAGATGAGATGCGAGCTAACATTCGCCCAGGATTCATGACTAAGGTATCATGGATGGGCAAGGAAGCTATTGTATACTCTAAGTCAATCGACGAGCTCACTTCTCCTATTGCACATAATAAGTAATGGCACCCGAAGTGAAACTAGAGTGGAAAGCTGTCCCTGAATTCCATACATATGAAGTATCTTCTGCAGGGGATATCAGGAATGTAAAAACAGGAAAGATATTGAAACACGCTGTTCCTAAGTTAGTTCCTACTGCTGCTCCTTGCGTAAGCTTAGTACGTGAATCTAAAATTCGTGTATTTGAAGTGAGATTCATTGTAGCTTGCGCATTTCTCGGAGTAGATATCAATGCTCGACCAAAACCGAAGATTGAATATATTGATGGAGATAAGAGTAACAATTGTGTAGCGAACTTGAGGATCAAATCATCTGAATCCCTTCCTGGAGAAGAGTGGCGACCCATTGAGGGTTTTGAAGATAGCTATGCAGTATCTAATTTAGGGAGAGTAAAAAGATTAGCAAGAGTCGATGTATATAAGACTAAGAATCGAGCTAAAAGCACTACTAGGCCCGTCAGCGAGCTAATCTTGAAGTCAACAGAAACAGATGAGTACTACCAAGTCAACCTGATATATGGAGAAAAATCAGAATACAGGACCGTTCATCGATTAGTAGCAACAGCATTCATCCCAAATCCGGAAAATCTTCCTCAAGTAAATCATATCAACGGGAACAAGCATGATAATCGAGTTGCGAACCTAGAATGGTGCTCTGCGCAAGCGAATGTACAGCATTCTATACAAACTGGATTGCGTGATTTACATCAAGTAGGAGTTGACAGGAGTCCTAAGCAACTCTGCTGTTGTGAACTTGACATGACGTTTGCTACAATAAGGCAAGCTAGTAGAGACCTCAATATTCCCGAAGTCTACTTAGGTCAATGTATAAAAGAAGGCAAGGAGTGTCACGGATATCACTTCGAGCTGATTACAATTGATCGTAGAATCAAATGTCTAGATACAGGACAGATTTTCTTAAGTGAACAACAAGCTAAAGAAGAGTTAGGTCTGCCAAGTAAGGGTATACTAGATTCAATTGCAAGGCAAACTTGCTATGACGGGTATACATTTTACCTGGTTCGGGATTTGGATAAAATTGATGAAAAAGAATATTTACAGGCAGCTCGAGCAAAGTATTCACAATGGCCTCGAGCTCACAAACGATGGGAGGACTAGGAATGGAACAACACTATTGCTTCTCTGGCTCGCTAACACTTTCGATGGCGGATGAGCTGGAGCGTCTCATGCATGAAGGCAAGTGGCAGCCGGCAGATGCTCTTGTATCTCAGCTAGATAAGTCCGGAATCGCATCTATGATGTCGCATATGGAACGAGGAATCATCAAATCATTATTCATCGACTCTGGTGCTTACTCAGTTCATACAGGACGCATCAAAGTAACTAATGACGAAGAGCTGAAAGCTTTTGTTGATGATTACATCGATTTTGTAAACAGTATTGACGATAAGATCTTAGCTGTTGCTCAGGTTGACCACATTCCAGGTGTATTTAAGCAGCCTAAGAAGCCCGAGGATTATGTAGAGTCTGTAAAGCTGTCTTGGGATAACTTCTTGTATATGCTTCCGAAGATGAAGAGCCCTGAGAAGCTCTTGTATGTATTTCATCAGGGTGAATCATTCGATGCACTTCAGCACATCTTGGATTGGAGAGATGAGAACGGAAAGCCACTTCAGTATTTAGGAATATCTCCATCTAACGACCGTCCTGTAGGCGACAAGGATATCTACTTAAAGGAAGTGTACGACTTCATCGCTAAGTCAAGCAATCCTACGATTCATACTCATCTATTTGGATACACATCACTTCCTGGATTGCCTAAGTTTCCTTGGTACTCATGCGATAGCGTATCTCATCGACTTCGCGCTGCATATAACAAAGTATTCACTCGAGACTATGGTACAATTTCGTTCTCGATGACCCGAGAGGCTCGGACAACAGCCGATAAGTGCTTCTTTGAGATAGCTGATGAGGAAACTCTTCGCAAGTTTGATGAATTGCTCGACTATTATGGATTCACTCGAGAGCAGATGATGGAGGAGTCCTCTGCTAGAACCGCACTTGATATGTGTGAGGTTCAGCGCTACTGCGCAGAGAATCCTTACGCTCCAGAGAAGATACTTCGAGCAAGGAAACTATTCAAGATCTAACATGATTTCGCATCAAATCGTTATGATAGCATAAGGAGGGCTGAAACATGATAGCATTATCGTCAGATACTCAGCTGGCCTATCTTGCGTTAGCGTTAGTAGTCGTAAACATTGTCATGATCATATGGCAATCGCACAGAGTCAACTTAGTGAATAGAGAGATATTCTTAATGAAGTATGCATACGTGATACTTTCTAGAAGCATTGCAGCTATCGAAGAAAAAGATGTATCTACTGAGCAAGCAGTAATGGAGATGCACAGCATCGCAAAAGAAGTAGCCGAACTAAAAGATAGGATAGAGAGTTTATCTGCATAGCACGCAGATAAGGTAAACAAAATAAGAGGTCTTAGCCAAATTCCAGGGCTAGGACCTTTTATACTTTCAGAATAGAAATTCGTGATACATCACTATTTATGGAGGTTGTTCAATATGGCACTCATTCCTAGAGATAAACTAACGGAGCTAGTAACTGCTGAACAAGCCAAGAGCACAGCTCAAAGTTCCGCAGCAGATATCCAGCTGCAAGCAGTTGCATACGCAATCAACTGTGCAGCTAATACAGGCGAGACGCGCACAGAGTTCAAAGAGACTATGCTTCCGGAAACAGAATCCGCTCTCGAAGCAAAGGGCTATAAAGTGCAATTCATCGGACAGGCAGTTGCAACGGATATCGCTCTTATTTCATGGAGTGAGTAAATGGAACTCAATGAGCTGAGAATTGATGCATGTCCGTATCGTGAAATAGGGAAACACACGCCTGTCCTCAATCATGATGAGATTCCTTATCACTTATTCGTCATGCTGAATCCTGAGATGACTCGAGATTGCACAATGTATGAAGTGCACGAGCTCGACAAAGAAGATAGCCCAATTATCTTCCCTGACACATTCATGCGAGTGTCTCCTACATGGATCCGTGTAATCACAGATCATCTTAACAAGAAGGTAGGGCAACACATTTACCGAATGGCCTTTGTAGACAAGATCACAACAGACACATTCTTCCTGTATTTCTCTTATATCATTCAGGACGATAATCCAGATAAGCCTTACATCTATATGAACAGAGAGAAGCCGAATAACGACTTAGAGGAGTAGTTATGATAACACAAGTAATATTTGCAAGCAAAGTGTATAAGACAAGTAGACGGAAACAAGCTATTCAGTCCGCATTGATGCTTCCGAATAATGAAGGACTTGTTCAGCAGCTAGCTGACGCGCTAGACGAGGAATACAGACCACTTGCTCAAGATCCTAATGATCCAACTACACAGAAAGCTGATGAAGCAAAAGATCCATTGGATCCAGGCTTAGATGATGATTTCGACGTAGAAAGCAATCTGGTACATGTAAGTGATAATCCAGGAGGAAGCGGCCCATTAGGCCCGAAGCCGTCTGCTGATGACATAGACGTAGATGGTCCAGATGGTGATGGTCCTGATATGGAGGATAAGCCAGATGGCGATGAACCTGATGTAGAGGAGGGAGTAGACGATAGTGCTCCAGAAGAGCCTGTAGAAGAGTCAACTAAGATCAATGCTTGCTGCGACTTAGACGTGTCCCTCATCAAAGGCACACTCAACGCTAATGCAGATACAGCAGGTGTCGCTCGAATCGTTACAAAAGAAAAGGAATTATGGATCTACTACAACGACGACATCAACATGAACGATGTGATGATTGACGTAGTTGATTACCTGAATGCATCTGGTCAAACTAATCTCGAATTCAACAGATTAGCACGATCAGACAACGCAATGGTATTCATCATAAATGAGCAGAAACAAGAAATCAAGCCGAATGAGGCTGAGGAGGAAAGCTAATGAACTATGACGTATTAGTATCATTTGCAGGATATGTAGGTTCAGAGCAACTGTATTCAGTAGATGCAAATGACGAGGACGAAGCTATCGATCTTGCAATAGATGAGGCCGCAGACGACCTTTCTTCAGAGGAAACAATCAACCAAGGAGATGGCGAATGGCTAGTCGAGATCAACTTCGCTGGATTAGCAGGCATTACAGAGTCATACGAAGTATACGGACCTAGTGAGGACGACGCTATTGAAGCTGCCCTCGAGTTAGCAAAGGACGATCTTTCAGGGGAGATAAACTAATGAAGAGTAGTTAAAGCAAGCTTCGATAAGTATGCAATCGGAGGATACACAAAGCAGGTCATCAACGCGCTAGTTAAGCACAACGAGCAGATGAAGTCCCTTCGTGAATTTCAACGTCGTCTGGAACAGTTCGGTATCGACGACCTCGACAATGATGAGCTTACAGAAGCATACAACATGTACAATGATATACTAACATCTACGGAGGTATAGTTTTGAAGAGAGTAATCAAAGCTTCACAAGTAGAGGCAGCAGATACGTACAAAGGATATGAAGACATCAACGAGTATGCACGCAATACTGCACGCGACGATATAGAATTCGAGATTCCGCAGATTTGGTCAATTCAATTCTTCGGAGATAAGAACTACATGATAAGTGACTGTGAAGTCCACGTCATGGCTCGCACATATGCAGAAGCAGAGAAGCAAGCTAAGTTCCTCTGCAGAGTATGGGATTACGACTTCGACAAGTGCACAATTCAGTACGCTTATCTACCTAGATCCTGGTGGAATAACCACGAAGTGAAGTTAGAAGGCTTCGTGCAATACGTAGAGGAATAACATATGAAGCGATACATCAGAAGTTCAAGTGCAGAGTTTACAACATTAGCCGAAGCTAAGCAGATCATAGATTCTATTAACATGACCGAAGGACGTCGCAAAGCACTCTACGACATACAGGAGTGGAATGTCAGCCCTGATGACGTCGCTAGACTTGCAGGTAAGTATTCAAGCGGAGCAATGAGATTCACAGGTTCAGTTCCTGTAGTATCAGTTTCGTACGGTGAAAGCGATAAAGTAGACACTGCATTTATCTTAGAATACGAGGACGGGACTCGACGCATGTATGGATGGAAACGCTCTTCTATAGATCCTCAGATAGATGATGGCGTATTTTGTTATTGGGCATACGTCAAGCGAGTTTAAGGAGACAATTTATTATGAAACGAGTAATCAAAGCAAGTTCATCCTCAGCCAAGTCAACATACAGCAGAATACTAGATGCTGTAAGCAAGTTAGACGACCCTAAGGAACCATGGACTGACTCAATGGCATTCATCGATGGCCTAGCACGGGACGAGCAAATTGGATTGCATATTTATCATTATGATGACGACTATCAAGCTGTCATTGACTTAGATGATGGATCCAGAATCAATTCACCCCGTGTCGGTACTTTTGAAGAAGCTAAGGATGCATTCGGTGAATTAGCTCAGCGATACACACGACAGGCATCTAAGCAAGGCGACCTTAAGGAGGAGTAGAAGATGAAGCGAGTAATCAAAGCAAGCGATTCCGAAAAGAAGGGATACGAGTATAGAGGATTCTACATTCACGAGACTACCTTCGGATACGATGTATGGCTCAAGGGTAGAAAGGTCTTAGATGATGAATACGCAACTAAAGATGAAGCAGAAGCTGCTGTAGATGAAGTAGTAAGAGATGAAAATGTAGAATCCGCTACTTCCATTACAGCTCACTTCGCTGCTCCACCTTTCGAGACAAAATACAGTGTTCATTGGATAAGCCCAGAAGGCAAAGATTGCACATTGGCTGGATCCGATTCTATTGAGGACGTACAGAGCCAAGCAAAGAATCAAGCACGTCAGATTTACAACAGTGCATTTGAAACAGATGAGCGTAAGATTCACTTCTTAGAGAACATCTACATTGTAGAAGATGAGACCGAGCGTGATGCAATGCTCACTGATACGGAGGACTACATCAATCGACTCATCTCAAAGATTGAGAGTAGATCTGAGAAATAAACCAGGAGGATAATAAGTATGATTGAATACGCAGGAGACGTTACTCCTAGAGATGTAGCAGATGCTGTAGAAAGCATGCTATCCAGCAGACGCGCAATCATGGATTCGGGATGTGAAGTAAATGTAACAGTAGGCGATGACATGATTCCACATTTGACTGTGATTGCTCCTAGGAGTGCACACATGCGTGTGCGCATGGAGACAAGCGACGTCGTTAGCCGAGACGGAATGGAGGGATATGAATTCATTCCTACACTCGAGAGACTCGACCCTAACGAAATAACAATGCATGAATACGACGCAGTAGATATTCGACGGTTCTATGCAGCTCAAGCTAAAGTAGTAGATGCCCTATATGACATCTACAATCAGGAGTTCTATCCAGAGCAGTATTTTGATTGATAAGAGAGGTTGACACATGAAGAAAGTAGTAGCAGCTCATCTACAAACCGGCAAGCCTGCTGGATACTATACATTGGAAGAAGCTATTGACAATCTGCCTGATAGAGATTTCTGGAAGGTATGGAATGCTGCAGCCGATTTCGCACAAGCATCTAATTCTAAATACGTATTTCCGAAAGTTTATCCGATGCATCGACTTAACTCTGAATATGAATCACTTGAGCCACTTCAGATACTGGCCTTGACTTCTCACGGACGTTTTCGGACAAGTGACAAGTACTTCTATGAAGATTATAGCGGATTGCATTCTTTCAACAATGTTGATAGTCATGATTACCCTAGTGTAGATTATGACGAGCTCATCCCAACTATCTTGAAGATGAAACGGACAGGTGTCAAATCCATTGATGCTATCTTATAAGGAGTGATTGACTAATGAAGAGAAAACTATCTGAATCAGCAATTAAAGCATCTCAATCAACAGGTAAGGTATCGCTCTATGTAGAGTGGATATCAGGAGACGAGATGGCTAAGGGAAACTTAGTTGTACGCAGCGCTTCTATCGAGCGTCCTACACTCCTGGAGGCGTTAATGGTTATGCTCAACACAGTAGAGGTTCCAGAAGTTCCTGCTCCTGAAGACGTTAAGGAGATGGATCCATACGACATCATTGATCACATTCAATACTACAATGGCTCAGACATTACATGTGATGCAATCATTGTGCTAAAGAACATATCCGACGGCTCTGAGTATATTGACAATAAACTCCCTGCGGAGCGTCTGTAGGTGGTACTATCTATAGGAGGATTATTATGAAACGTTACATTAGATCTAACATCGATGACTTCGACGAGTATGACGAATACGACGAAGGCTCTGCAAGCGAGATATACAATCAGCTATGTGAGGAGCATAACTTCTTCGACATAGAAAATGCAGTAGCTGATGAGTTAGGTGTTTACTTAGATTTCTCAAGTGTCCGTGGTGACGAGGGAGAAGTATTCATCTTTTCAGATGAAGATCATGAAAACTCCGATTCAGATATGTGGATGGGAGACGATGATGCACTCATCACAAAGGTATCATTCAGCGACTATGTAGATGGAGTTAAGGAAGCAACTTCCGGTGATGAAGGACAGTGGGAACAGAAGTATAGATCATACTTAGAGGGGCTCATTGAAGGAGAATAGATATGAAACGAGTAATCACAGCTAGTGCTGAAATTAAGCCGTGGTCAGCTTCGGAAGAGAAGAGATCTAGAGCGATATCCGATAAGATCAACTCTAAGCTATTCGCAGGAGACGAATTCGAGGAATTCTACGAAACAGACGGAGATGACAATCCAGTAGCTACTTTCAACTTAAGCATACCAGGAAGAGCAGACACAGAGATATCTATCTACAGAGAGTATCTTGTTTACGCTCAGAATTGGGATGAAAACGACATTAGAGTCAAGCAAGGCAAGCGTGTACCTGGAACAACATATTTCTCAGTAGCCGATAACGGAGACGTAATCGACGAAAACTTCGTGGGCTACGCTACAAAAGAAGATGCAATCCACGCAGCAGAGATCTACATGGATGAATTACGTCGTAGATTTGAGAAATACAATCACTAAGTTAGCTACAAGCCATGCGCCGGCTTTCTTGCTATAATTTCCTGCCAGTAAAGGTCGTCAGAAATGGCGACTTTTACTATGTCGAATCGTTATAGTATCTAACAGGAGGTTTATCATGGAGAAGGGAATAGAAATTGCAAGCAATATTCAGAAAACAGCCGATATCCTAGAATCTGCATTAAAGGGAGGTCAAACAAACGACTTCAACAGCACTGAGATTGATGCTATGGAGAAGGCTGTCGCTATTCTGCGCAGCATTCGTAAAGTGTACTGCAAAGAAGACAAAGATGAAGAGTTCCCGCTAGAATCATATCCAAGTGTACTTCCTACGCTAGAAGGATTGCATGACCTGATAGAGTCTAAGGGCTATGTATTCATATCATGCTACGGAAAAGCTGGATCCACTAAATCAGCGTCGATGTGCTACATGCTAGAAGACGCAAACACAATCAACGAGCTCTATAAAACGAAAGGAGACGAGTAGATGTATCAATGTTTTCATTGTGGACACAACACAGTCATATGGGATTCTGATTTCGACTTCGACGATTTCGGATATGAAGGCGAAGGGCTTGTCCATCAGCTACACTGCACTAACTGCGGAGCGGAGATTGAATACAAAATTCCAGACAAACAAGATGAAGAGTAACATCGAGCCTGCTAGTTGTTCACTGGCGGGCTTGTTTTATGATACAACCTTCAATATCACTATATAGAATCACTATCATAGGAGGATGATTATGAAAAGAGTAGTAGCTAACGCTATAGATGAAGACCGCGAAGCTAAGCGGATCGCAATTCGCTCTGTATTAGAGAATATGAGCAACGAAGACCTAAGACAGTTCTTCAATTACATGTGCTATGAGTTCCTGGATGATACTATGACGCAGGTATTTCCGATGACAGATTTTGATGGGCACATGGACATGGCAGAATATTCATATCTCGACGTAGCTCAGCTTGGTGCTGATTCTTCACATTTCAGCTCCGAAGATGCTTACTGCCGAATCATGGACGGAGAGCTCCTTAGCGCAGCAAATGTATCTGAATTAGTTGATATTGATCAGATAGCAAACACCATCATTGCGCATCCGGGCGAAGATTACGACGACGATGACATCAACGAAATTCTAGGCCACTAGGAGGCACATATGAAACGAGTAATCAGCCAATCTGTCCTAGCACAAGGCTGCGAGGTATGCGACCTTACATACAAAGATGTCCTTCAGATGCTGAAACGCGCACTTGCACGTAATGATGCTGAAACAGTCCGGAAGTTACAGAGGTCTCAATACTACGACGACGCTGTAGAGACTATTCAGTATGCGATGCAAGGAAAGCGGATCCATGCTGCTACAATACTCGCAAGCGAAACAAGTGATGTATTTGATGTAACCACTACAGGCGCATCTTATTATGACAACTTCCTGAATGAGAAAGACCTGAAGTACATGCAGGATGCTAAGAACATGACCGGCTCTATTGAGATGATCACACCTGCCGAGTATTACAAGACGTGCTCTGAGGACATATTCGACGGTAGATCTAGTGTAGATGACCTGAAGGAGCAGCGTGAGTATTCAAAAGATCCAGATACAGGTGAGCGTCTTGTAGACGAGTATGAAGCAGCTATGAAGCAGGGAGACAAGTTCCCATTGTGCTATCTCAACTATGCGAGCAGCAACCAGGAAGGTCTGCATCGCATGTATGCTGCCGGCGAAGCCTTTGGTTGGGACGTCAAATTTCCAGTGTTAGTTATTCGACCATATGATATGGACCGATATAATAAACAACGTCAGAATGAGGCGATCAACGACTATCAACGGTATTCTCTTGAAAACGTTGTAAAGGATGCAGTAGATGAAGTATCTGATTGGGATGCACCTGTTCCAGATAACGTAGTTGAGATTGTGAAAGAAGCTGTCGAGAGATGCGCTGAGTCTTATGAGGATGATCCGCATACAATCGAAGTAGACGTCGAGCGTGAAGACGAGGATCACTTGAATGTATGCTTAACTAAGTTCGATGGAATTGACGTTGAGCTCTGTCGTCCGATATCGTTATGGCTAGATGACATGTATAAGACTACAGAAGACACAGAAGGTCCTGACGACTTAGATGACATTGATGATAACCTCGATGACCTAGACATCAGCGACTTGTTGTTCTTATAGGAGGACATATGAAGCGAGTAATTAAGAGTGCAGAAAGCACAGGTGTTGATCTTTCATTTGTGTTCGACGGCAAGACATACTACTTACCTCGGTGGTGTGAGTTCTGGCCTGCAGATGAGGTAGAAAAGGCTAAGCAGTCTGCAATTGATGGAATGAAGGCGCGCCGCGCTAAATACAGCGATGATGATTCAGTAGTTCCTAGCGAAAATGAAGAAGACATTGTCCGCAAGTTGAAAGAAGCTGGATACACTCGGAGCGAGATAGATTCAATCATCTACGACATCTCACGAGGGATGACATTAGACGCAGCTATGCAGAATATTAGGGAGGGCTTCTAGCAATGAAGAGAGTAATAAAAGCTTCACAGACAAAGATCGAGCCGAACGGAAAAATCCAAGTAGGTATGTGGTGGAGTGTTGACGGTCATCACATGGAGATAACATCTGTAGACGGGGATACTTGTACGCTAACAGAGGATTGGATTGCAGAAGATAGCGGAAAGGACTGTAGTGAGTCTGACACCTACGGAATAGGCAAAGACGAAGATGGCGTAGAGTATGCATATGCACTCGACTATCCAAAGTTCAAGCTGTATTCTACATCTGCTTTCAATTATCCTTACGACTCTTTCTAAAGATCGTTATGTAAGCATCACAGGAGGAAGATAGGATGAAAACACTTGTTCTTAAACTTGATATCTTGCTTGAGATAGACGAAGTTCCTGTAGCTGCTGCATCAATGGGGAGTGAACCCGAAAACGTACCTGAAGAAATGAATCAGCTCAATGCAGCTGTAGATAATTTGCTGAAAAGCATGGGCTTTTGTCTGATTGGTCAATACAGCGATAATCCGAGTACACGAAACGGAGGATGGGCATTCTATAATTCTTACATCATGGTAGACGGGGATAATAAGATCAAGTTAATCGTGGCCATGCGGACTGCTGATCATGCATCTAAGCCGAATATAGCTAGAAAGAACATCAATCGTATGAAGGGTGAAGTAGATGTCGAATTACGCAACAAGCTTGCTAAAGAAAGATACAATCTTAATAAAGATGACGTAGAGCTGGTCGATGCCTACTACAAGAAGAATAAGTTGTCAGTAAAGTATTACCTAGGTAAGGGTGATAAGTACGGAGAACCTGTCGATTCTTTAGATAAGTTTATCAGTTATCTGAAGGAACGAATTCTTCGCTTGATTAAGAAGCATTAGTGAGGTTACCCTATGAAAAGAATACTAACTACTTCAAAGCAACGTGCAGCACGTCTTATAGAAAGGTTTCCAAAAGAAGCAGTTGATCTTGTGAGAGAGTACAAGGATGAAATAGAAAACTTATCTGTTTATCACTTCGACGGGTATAGTTGGGTCAAAGAAAGCGGAGAAGATGAAATGGATTCAATTGAAGCTTGTTACGTCCGCGAGGGACAAGATGAAGGATTGCTAAATGGATACGAAGATCTAGAGATGATTTACGAGGCACTCTGTACATTGGAGGATTAACATGAAACGCATTATCAAAGCTAGCGAAGATCTGCTGAAACGTGAGTTTCAGCTAGGCGCAAGATACAAACTTTATCGCAAAGATGGGTCAGATGCAGTCCGCACCTTCCGAGTAATCAACTTGTCACAGAAGAATAAGGCGATTAAAGTCAAAGGTGGAATCAACGGCATATTCAAGATCAAGGATTCTAATAAAGGAGACGAGCAGATACTGCTCCTAGGAATGGGAGATCGCAACTACCTTAGCCCATCTTCTAAGGACATTATTATAGAGGAGGGATAACATGAAACGAGTAATCAATCGAGAAGCAGCTAAGAAAACTAAGCAAGTAAACAAGGAACTAGCTATTGACATGCTAAAGAGCCTTAGCGACAGTAAGCGAGCTGCTCTTAGCAAGGCATTGGATAGGACATCTGCTCTTACTAGCACTTACGCATTTCCGTTCGGAACATTACGCATCTACAAAGAGGGATGGTACTTGACGTGCGAAGGGACCCGGTCTGATTTCAGCGTGTGGTTTGCTGACAATGACGGTGAGCTAGTAGAGGGGCGGAAGCCAAGTGAAAGTAAACTTTCATTTCTCTACGAAGAGAGCTTAACTTTCAATGATTTGGGAGAGGACTTCTGGCATTCTATCTCAGGCGAATAGTGATCCGTAGGCGAGACTTAGTTCTCGCCTATTTCTATGTACGAATCGTTAAGTTGATACAATAGGAGGGAAGTAAAGATGACAACTATATTCACAACACAGTTACTTTCGGATTACTACTCAGGTAAGATGAGCAAGTACCGAATCGGTACAGATAAGACTAGAGTCTATATTCTAGTTGGAACCGACTTAGTAGTTGTAGTTCCGAAGAAAGACTTCATCTTCGATGCACGGAAGCTGTTCAAAGGATGTGGAAGGATTCCAGACACAGGAATCCAGACGTTGAAGGACTGGGCTAAGTCATCACACGAGTTGAGATATAGTCACAGCTATCATAGCTTCACGGACTCGAAGCACGGGGGCGTTGATATTTATGCTACACCAGAAGGTGTGTCTTTCAATGTTCTTAGATATTCTCTAATTACGTTGACAGCTCATCCTTATTCTGTTAAGGCAGCTGCACATCATGGTCCTATAGTAGTATTTGACAAAGACTCTGGATTAGCTGGGTTCATTGCCTATCCGGTCAGGTTATAAGGAGAACAGTATGCATAATACAACGTACGCAGACACTACTGGCGATGTAAAGCTAGTCATTGACGGCGACAAGCTAGTCGTTAACATGTATGTCGGTGATTATGAGTGCAGTCTTGTGGTACTCACTAAAAAGATATTTCAGAAGATGTTGAAGGAATGGGGCAGTACTGAAGTACTAAATGATGTTAGCACAGCTAACAGCACAGAGAGGAAGATGCCAGAAGGAGAATTCAACTTCATCTTAGATAAGGTCATGAATCGTCTATGTGATAACCCAGGCCCCTGCGAGATTTGTCGCAACAGGAACAACGGACACTGCAGCAGGCAGTATGGATTAGACGATATCATCTCAGAGATTAGATACCAAGGGGAGTGTTACTATCATGGAGGTCCGAAAGAATGATCTATAAACGAGTAGGCTCAGGGATATTTCCTGTAGTCGTAGATCTAGAAGAGCGCAAGCGACGTGCAGCAGAAGTGCTTCAGATGCACGCCAACGAAGGCCAGATGCCGGTGTTTCTTACATGCCTTGAGGCTGAGGTGCTGGAGGAAGCACTCGACCTTTATCTTGCAAAGCACGCTGAAGGAGGACAAAATAATGGATGATGCCCATTTACTAATCAACGGAATGAGATACTGCGAGGCACATAGAAGTTGGGGTGGGAGCTGCTCCGGCTGTCCGCTTGAAGATGAAATGTGCATCAGCCGCAGTGGTCAGTTGCGTTTCGTTGACGAGAAGCCGAAAAACGAACATGTTGCAGCAATCAACTTCGCTCACTTCGTAGACCAATTCAAGAACATGGTGAATCAAATCAATTCATGGGCTACGTCTGAGGGATTGATTCCACCAAATCTACCTACAGGAGGTTCAAACGTATCATGAGTATGACAATGTTAGGCAGCAGACAACATAAGCAAGATGAACCATTCTACTTATATACAGTAGATAGAGACACATTCAGGATTCATGCGCGTAGAATTGATTACTATACACGAGTTGGCGCAGGTTCTTACATGTGGAAAGATAACAGCCGATGGAGATACATCTATGAGTTAAAGATAGATACTCTGTCAGGCAATACTATGTATTCACGTAATGGTGATGTAGCAGAGATGAGTAAGGTCATCTTGCAAGCATACATCGAAAGAGAACAAGCTGCATCTACTAAACTAGAGAAATGCAAGCGTGACCTCGCACGTCTGTATCAAGCTAATCCTTACTTAGCAAACAGCAGAGACGCAAGTGTTGAGTGGGACTAGACGCACATAGGAGGAAGATAATGAACAGCAAGAAAATCAGAATCAATTGCGGTCCTGCAGGAGGCGATGCATGCTCTCCTTACTACATCACATTCCCAGATGGCATGACTGCTAGAGAATTCATCATGGAGCAGCTAAGCGACGAAAGGGAATGGGGGATACTTCACCATTAAGCCAGAAGAAGACGAAGGATGGGACTGGTTGACACTTGAATACCGATACGGAAAGGTAATCCACGAAAATCCGAAACCACTCCCTGAGGTTATCTTAGATAGACCTATCAAGAAAGCATCAGGTAGTGGCGGATGGAGTCGATCTGACTTCATTCTTGTTGTATAATAACTAGGAGGAAAACTAAGTATGAAGTATTACTGTTTAGAAATAGCCATGCCCGACGACATGGATCCATCCAACGTGACTGTGAGCTATCCTATGGACGGAACGACAGTCACAGCATCACTTTCAGATCAAGCTATCGTAGACATAGCCGATGATTTAGGATTCTCAATGTCCATTGAAGAATTACCACAGGATGCTGTAGCTATTCTCAAATATGACCCTTACATGGATTATGAGGACATGGAATCTATCCACCGATATGTTGAATCTGCGCTACAGAGAACAACGCTTGGATTTGTAGGAGACATAGATCTACTCATTGAAAACGCACCGGAAGCTATCGATATGTTAGAGAAGATGATCGCAAAGATCAAGATTAAACAGGGAACACCAAACACATCTAAAATAATTCTTTCATAATCATCACAAATTTAACTGTTCCTTGTAAATTTCACCTTTAATAACTATGTAGTGAAGTAGAAATCACTCAGATGCGTGTCAATACGCACAGGTACTTGAGACATGAAGAAAAAAGAGACCCTAAGCCTAACCGAATCATCTGACTTTCAATACTTACTAGAACTGATGATGCCCTTGAATGAAACGCCGGAATTCGCGTGGCTACCTGAGCTATTTGCAGTAGTTGGACACGAGAGTTTGATCAAGTTGTGTAGAGTATGCGGCGGTGAGACAATCAAGATACCGACACTAAACCAGCTTTCCGCATCCATCGAAGCACTTGAGTGGTTCTACGTCATCTACATTACGAAGAAGAAAAGATTCAAGAGTGTTCCCGATGAATTGAAACCATTGGTATTGAAGATCAAGGAGATCATTGATGCTGGAAACAATTAAGGAGCTAATCAAAGAAGCAGAGAATCTAGACTTCGGTGAGTACTATCTAGATTACGTGTTATCTGTTCAAGAATCCGCATTAGACGCAGATGTTGAGGAGGCAAGACGTAAGCTAGTGAGTATCTCACAGATCAACGAGATGGAAAAGAATATCAACGGGATGATTGATTCCCTTTAAGGAGCAAGCATCATGTTCAATAGAGATGTAACCTATACAGCGATGGACATACAGAAAGCGTATAACAAGATGTATTCAGAATTCCGCAACTACTTGTGGGATATGGATACAATCGTTATGTTAGGCGACATCGAGCTAGAAGCATACAACTTGTTCATCGACTTAGATAAGTTGAAGAGCTTACTAGAGAGAATGAAGTCACAGATCAGCGGGGCGAAAGCTAAACCTGATGATTTCGAGGATCTCTTAGAGAAGATAGAAGAGTTCATCGAAGTAGTTGACAAGATGAATGAACAGGGCAATCAGTCGATTCCGATCTTTAACTTAGTCGCAGATCCAGACAAGGGACAGGAGGATACCGAAGATGAGAATAAAGAAGAAGAACGTGACCGCGTCCGCAGAGTTACAAGAGACTCCGATGGAGGAGCTGAGAGTAACAGACCAGCAGAAGTATAGTGCTATCATCGATAGCATCAAGGGTGTTATCGCAGCTCTCGCAGATATAGCTGGTGATGATCCAGTAGCAAGAGATTCACTTGCAAACCTGAGTGCTGTTGCACTTGAGCTACAAACTGCACAGGAAGGTACACAGTTATGCTAAAGATCAAAGAAACAGAAGTAGAGAACTTTCTCGATATATTCGATACACATCTGAATGAGATTGAGGACAAGGAAGAAAGAGTAGAGCTGAAGCTGTTCCACAACGGAATAGTAGCACTTAAGATGGGTGATAAATTCAGCATCTCAGCTGACCTCGGTCTTGAAAGCACAAAGGATCCAGACGACCCTGCATTTGACCTGTACTGCCAGTTAGCTAACACATTCATGGATGGTGGAATCGGAGACACAGTAGATATGCTGGTGGGCTTGAATGCAGAAGCACACATGAGCTAATCAAAAACATATGATAACAGATAGTGATTATAGATTAACAAAACGACAATCTAGTAATTATCAGAAACTGCTCGGAACCATGAGAAGATTCACACATGCAACAATAGAAGTAGTAAACCCGATAGTCACATGGACACGAATCAACAATTCCGTAGCGATTCGATTCAAAGACGGACATTGTTTGATCGTATCGCTAGATAACATCAAAGATTGTCACAAGAAGATGGAATCATTAGCCTGCAAACCATGATGGTTCTTCTTGCCATATGTATATACAACACAATATATGAGGATAGAGAATTTCGGTTCCCTATCCTTATATATTTTTGTAACGACAAACTGTGTCGAAAGGTAGAATAGACATGGCAAAAAATACGGAAACAGAAATACTACAACAAGCGCAAGCATACAGTAGGACAAGTGATCAGTCACTTAAGTCCATTGATGCACATGTGCAGACATTAGATAGCAACTTAGCAGAGTTGACTGATTTCCTGAAATCATCACAGTCAGCTGTAAACGGAGGAATGGCTCCGGGACAATCTGCTGCAAGACGAGCCTCAACAGACCCTGCAAACAAGTGGCAAATCAATAGAGACGATTCATCTCCATTCGGCAATGATCCATTCAGCGGAAGCAGAAGACGAAGCAACGTTCGGTCAGGAAGATGGTTCGATGATTTCACCGATAAAGTAGAGCAAGAATTCTGGCGTGGATTAGGTGCAGCTGATATATCTCGCAACATTGCGAAGTCACTTGCACAGATGTCCCAGAAGACCGGCAAGAGCTTAGATGAGATGTTCGATACAGCTGCAAGAGATTTCGGAAGGTCACTTGCAGACGCTGCTAAGAAAGATCCGAGAGTCAAGAGATTCTCAGATGATCTCAACAAAGTAACAGCAAGCCTGTCGAAGTCAATAACAGATTTCATCGAACAAGCAGGGGACAACATAGCTGCTACTGGATCCACCGGATTCAACATGAGCAACTTCAAGGACTTCGCAGAAGGATTCAGTACTGCATTCAAAGGCGGAGATCTAAGCTGGACAGCTGTTGCAGATGGAATCGGAAGTATGTCTCAGGCAACTGCATCACTTGGAGCTAGCATGGGCTCAGCAGTAGCAGTAGCTGGTCCGTATGTAGCAGCAATAGCCGGCGCAGCAATCGCAATCGACTACGTAACAGATCAATTCAAAGCAATCGGCGAATCATTAGGTAGATTCGGAGGAGCTGTAGCTGCTGCAGCCAACAAGACACAAGGCCTCGAGAAGAAAGCTAGAGAGCTCGGACAGATTCGATTAGAAGAAGATCTCAAGTCAGTCATTCAAGCACCATTCGAGGTCATGAAAGATGCGGCTAATGAGATGATGCGTGTATGGGACCAGTCCCTGAAGACCATAACTGCTACGCAAGGATACACTAAAGCAGACCTGCAGACACTCATCGGCTCATATGCATCTAGATTGAGAGATGAAGGACTCGCATCTGTTGTATCATCTGCTGATATAACAACTAACTTGACTAAGGTACTTGAGTCAGGCCTTTCAGGTAAGGTAGCAGAGGAATTCGCTTACTTAGCTACAAAGCTGAATGCAGCAGTACCTACAGAGGACTTCTTCGGATACGCATCTACATATGCATCTGTAGCAGCTAACGCATTAGCAGCAGGTGCATCTGAGCAGCAAGCAATAGAAAAAGCCAACGCAGAGTTAGAGCAATTCGCTAACAACTTGTTATACAGTAGTAGAGAGCTCGCAGGTGGATTCTCATCTGGACTTAAGAATGCATCTGGATTGTTTGAGAAAGCAACAGAGATAGCTAACGCAAGTCACGGAGTAGGTGACGTATCAGAGATCTCAGGAGTACTCACATCTGTATCAGCAATGGTAGGTGCAATCGCTCCTGACTTAGCTGGTGGATTAGTAGACGCAGTTGTGCAAGCAGCTACAGGAGGAAACAGCAGCGCTATCGTAGCTCTTCGTTCTATGGCAGGTACAGGCGCATCTAACACCGCATTCCTGCAGGCGTTAGCAAAGAATCCACAACAAGTATTCAGCACATTATTCACCAATCTCGCAGAGATGCAGACAATGAATGCTGATAACTACATGGAGGTTGCAGATGCGTTATCAACAACCTTCGGATTAGATAGAGGAGCATTCGCACGTGTTGACTTCGCAATGCTAGCTAACAACATCGCGCAGATGAATACAAACAGCGGTGCTCTCAATCAGAATATGCAGCTACTCTCTAGTGGTCAGACAACAGCAACAGAAGAGCAGTTACGTATTCAGAAGATCAACGAATACATGATTGACGAAGGTCTCGCATATGTCTTGGACAACGAAGTAGCAAGATCCATTCAGGAACACATGTGGGACGAGCAGCTTGCTCTTGAGATAGAGAAAAACACATACGGAGTAGAGCTTGTAGGTACAACATCAGAGCTGTTACAGACTATCGGACATTCCGTAGAAAACATAATGAACTTCTTGAACCCGATCGCATGGGCCAAGAAGATATTCAACGTCATTGACTCTGCTAACGAAGTAAAGGCACAGACAGAAGACATCAGGAACCTTCTCGAAGCTAACGTAGTGGGCACAGGAAACATGAAAGCTCTCTCACAGCTTACAACACGCGGATCCAAGTTGAATCTTACTAACAGCTACTTAGAGATGCTCAATCAGCCATCTGCAGTAGCAAGTAGAAAACTTGGATCCACGCTTATCAGCACAGTGCTAGATATGAACCTAGGACGTGCAGTAGGAGCTGCTGGAAGTGGTTGGCTTTCATCTTTCGGAAGCAGCGCATCAGAGGCAAATCTAGTAACAGGTGCAATACAAGCATCAATGAGATCATCTGCACAGGCTTCGGGACCTGCATCTAGATACTCATGGGCAAACGTAGGTAAGTCCGCTTTTGGATCCATCGCAGCAAAGAAGTCATCTGCTGGTAACTACGCACCGCTATCAGCAAGCCAGACAATGGCTGCAGCATCTAAGAGCAAGCTAGAGTCATTCTTCGGCACGATGACAGACTACGTCAAGAAAGGTCGCTCATATGAAGAATGGGCATCACAAGCATCTGCATATGGCATCACAAACCTGAGTGCAGCGTTAAGCGATTACGGCTTAACAGAAGCAGATGCAAAGAACCAGTTCCAGCAGACAGAAGCACAGCAAGCTTCTATGTACAATTACACACGCCAGCAGCTGGAAGATCAGTTCTGGAATGATGCTATTCAGTATTACGAAACAACATGGCCAACATTCGAAGAGACCCTGTGGGAGAAACACATAGTACCATTCGAAGAAAAGACATGGCCTAAATTCACTGACCAGTTACTTGAGTTTCAGACACAGGTAACAACAAAGCAAGATAGAATGTATGACGCGTGGGTTGATTACTACATCAATCACACAGCATACAGTGCAGATACACTCAATGCATACAACGTACAAGCTATTCGAGCTGCAGAAAGAAGCGAAACAGGACAAGCTGTACTTGCTCTCGCACAAGCACTCACATCCAATCAAGTGAACCTGAAAGATCCAGTGGTACAGACTAATGTCATCTTGTCACAAATCTTGATCGTAGCAGAAGCTATCATGCAGCAAGTAAACAATACATCAACCATTTCACTTCCTACTGCTCTCGCTGGATTGGGCTTAGGAGTCACTAGTGAAACAGGCAAGAATATAAGGCAGTAACACCTTGTATACACACGACGGCACACACCGTATCTAAACTTTGGATATAGGAGGTTTATATGAATTTCGCATTATTCCCTGTAGGGGCAACAAACATATTCCCTGCAGCTAACGGCATTAACGGATCACAGCTGTTGACAGAATGGAATCTGCGATGCAGAGAAGGAGTGGACACTTCATCAGATATCACATATGAAGTAGGGCACTCTTTTGTGCATGGTGAGGAAGATTTCTTCGTCAGTATCAAACAAGACGATACGGGGGCAGTAGTCAATAACTATACACTAAACATCGCTCCTGGTAGGGCTGTAATCAATGGCCACTACATAGAGCTACTAACAGACATTACTATCGACTTACTCGAAGCAAATGCTAAGTTGATTTCACAGTCAATGGAACCGCTTCAAGGAGACTTAGCAGTAGGACTTCGGACATTCTACGCATCAGAAGAATCTATCGCAGGTAGCTTGCTTGTAGAGGGTGATGATGGAATGTATCTCGGTATACAAGTAGTTGTGTTACCGCTAACAGAGTTTATCACACCGCAGGATAGTCCTAACGATAAGAATGCAGTTACCGCTGATCTCTTACTAGCGAATATCTACTTCGCTAACAATGCTATTCAGCGTATCAACAACAATGTAGAGAAGATTGAGTATCTCCCTGCAGAGCGTATCCGAAACATCGAGGGAATCGTCAATACCAAGTATGTAACCAAGCTTGGATTGAATCCTAAGAAGATTTACGCTTTCGCAGGTAAGGGTCACAATCCATCAACCGGTCAGGATACATGGGAAGATGTAACTGATTCAACAATGATATGGGATGCGAACCCTGTGAGAACAACAGATGCTCCTACATACTCTCAATCACAATTCGTCACTTCTTCCGATAAAGTGTATCTGTGCGCAGTACACAAGCAAGTAGAAGGTATGGAAACATACGACGGAGATCCAGAATATTACGCACCTAGATTGATTGAGCTTCCTGTAGCGAATTACGGAACAAGTACACCAGGTGTAATCTCTCCTGAGTATACACAGCAGATCAAGCACATTGCAGATCAGGTGAATGATTTCCGTACAACTCTCACAGGAAAACAGATCCAGTATCGAGAGACTTTCGTAGAAGGCGATGAGCTCCCCGCAATCAATCCTGCATGGGAGTGTGGTGATTATATACTGGTAGGAGCAGATTCTGTCGCTCTCCCGGAAGCAACGGGTATATCAGCCCCTGCTACAATGTATGTAGTTGTTCCTGGCATCATAAGAACCATCATCTTCAAAGAAGAGGTACTTGATAGTGCAGAGATTCCAGCAGACATCACAGGTGTTCCGCTTGGATACATCGATTGGAATAGACAGTCCGGAAAAGAAGAGCCGAATACAACAGATCCTGAAAAGTATCCTGAGTTCTTTGATCCAGATACAGATCAGATAAGAGGACGCATCGGAGTTGATTACTTCTACGTCAAGTATGAATTCACTGACACAGAGGGTGTAGATCACGTCAAGTATTACTACTACACAGTAGCAACATCTAGCCCACGTGGCTGGAGCGATGCAGTCATTGTAACAGGACAGATACCACTTGCAACTGATACAGCCATCGGTGGATTCTACAATGTAGAGTCAACAGATACGGATGCAGGATATGTATACAGAGATGACGCAGGTAGACTTCGCTTAGTAGATTACGCACTGCTGAGATCAGGTGTGTTAGCATATCAGTTAGGCGAGGACTTGAAGTTACCTTCTGGATTGACAAGTGAAGAGATCCAAGTATACTTGAACGAATACGTCAACGAGCGTGTAGCATTCGCTAATGCAACACAGCTTGAATCCGATAGCCCTAACTGCATACATGTTCATATCCCTCTGTATGAGGAATCTTCTCCTACAGAGATCACAATCAAAGACATCGATTGCAGATTCAACACATCTGTTTGTCTTCACATAGAAGGCAGTGCTAATGAAAACACAGTAATCAACATCAGCGACTGCGCTAAGATTAAGATTGACAACGACATTGAAGGAACACCAGTAATCAACATATACCGTTCCTGTATCTACTATGACCCATACATCTTCAACTACATCAGAGGGTGCATTCGAGATTCACTTACCTTCACAGGTATGGAAGATATCAAGTTATGGTATGAGATCATGCACAGTGCGGATCCAAACTTAGTAGTCAATGACATGACGGTACGTGAGCTTGACGGCCCAGTTATCCCTACACAGACATCTGTATGGGACAGTGTAGGAGCCGAAGCTAACGATAACCACTACTTAGTAGCCCTTGGAAGCCTGACATTCGCAGGTAATGGAGATGTAATCGGATGCACAATACTTGTAGCTAACAACTCAACAGACAACGTACTCCCAGGTGAGAAAATCGCTGTTAATGAGTTTGAATTGCCACAGGGAAGCGGATTGACATATCCGAAGTCCTGCATGACACGTCAGCTCAAGATTACAGGAACATTCACAAGCGCATACCTGTCACAGAAGCAGTGGTACTTAACAGATACATCCTTCAGCGCATTGACTAACGTATTCGACATGACTACAACAGCTGAAACAGCTAAAGGATCTATCGCATTCCATTCAAAGACAACAGTACTTGATAACAGCTTATCATACACATCAATTCCTGCATGGGAACCAGATACTTATCATATCTTCTCCGGAGGTGCAATCAACTAATGTTTGTGCATGATTTAATCAAGATCAACTACATACGATTAGGATACTTGCCGAACCTGCCATATCACTTAGTGTCAGATAAGGAGATGTTCGAAGCATTTACATCTGACGAAGGATATTTCATCAATACATATGAATGTCCGAAGGAAGAGCTGAACGATGCATATGAGACTCTGAGAGAATTCATCAACAACACTATAGCGAAGTACCAGGCAAGTGAGATTGAATCCCTTCCGAGCTGGATATACGGATATATGCTAGGCAATGTAATAGGGCCTTACTCAGATGTAGCTGACATCAATGACATCATAACAATGTCAGATCTACCTGATGACAGCGGATTGCCTAAATTCGATGCAGATGTTGCACAGAAATGTTACGACGTCAGTGTCGATTGGCTCAGTAAGTATCTTGATTCCGAAGATAGAAGACCGCCGACAATGTTCGGAGAGACACACGTTATGAAGAGCTTGCGATTAAGTAGCTCTTCATTCTAATTAGAAAGGAGGCGTACATGCAGTTCCTAACAATAACTCCACAGACAACACTAGCGTCACTTTCATCACAAGTGGGCAGACAGAATGTAGATGAGATACTCACTGCAAATGAGCTTCCTAGAACTCCGAAGGTAGGCCAAGCATACGTCTCTAGATGCAATGATATCCTGAAGACAGCAAGTCCTGTAACAGCTGTGCAGAAGATCAATATGCTCAACACACTCACCAGTGATAGCGAGATATTCGAAACAGCTGCTATGATGACAGAAGATGAATGGAAGATATTCCAGAAACTAGGAACACTTCCAAGTGCCCTATCTGTTCCGACAACTATCAAGCTACAGAAGTCATCAGATATTATCGGTAACTCACTCACAGGTATCGCAACACATATCTATCAGAGAACAATCAACTCACTGAATGCAACCGGAAGAGTTGATAGCACTATATTCAACACTATATCTAGCATCAAGCATCCGCCTCATAACGGATCTCCTAGACGCGATAAGCGAAACCACACAAGTGGAGCTGATGTGATTCCCTTCTCGGGATTCAATCTCCCGTGGGGAAAGATACGCCTTTATTCGTCACTGACAGATGACTCTGTAGATATACCAGTGTACCCAGAAGAGATAAGCGACGGAGCTAAAGCATCATACACTACGATGCCGGACCTCCTTTACCAGTATGAGCCATGGTACGCATACACAGGTTCAGGTCCAAGATCAGTTGAGTATTCATTTCACATGCATAGAGATATGTGGACAGGAGATCACAGGGACGGAAATGCAAACGCACTGATACGCTTCGCTGAGTCATGCTGCTATGCAGAATACAATGGATCCGCTGTTAACACAACACTGGTTACGCTATACATCAATGGCGATGCTACTATAACAGGAATCATGACAGATGAAAATGTAAGATGGTCAGGCCCTATCGGATTAGATGGATGGTATCTAGAATTCACACTCTCATTCACAATAACAGAAGTGTCGAAGATACCGAAGAACATCACTTCCGTACGTGCAAAGAATGTCATTGGAGGTTAGTAAACATGATATCTGAATTACAGGACACGTTAACTCCATACAAAGAGTTAGAAAGAGATCTAATTCAATATACTTACTGCTACGACTACGATCACATATCTAGATACAGAGGATTGCGTCAAGTAGTCCATCAAGGGTCATCTCCGGACAGATGCATGACTCTGGAAACAGCTAATGCATTCTCTACAACAAGTGACCTTGTCTATTATACAGTGCCTGAGCAGTATGAGAACCGCCTTGATCTTATCGCACGGGATCTGCTAGGGTCAGCGAGCTATGCATGGGTTATCGCTTATTTCAACGGGATATCAGACGGATTCACAGTACATGCAGGTGCTGAGTTACAAGTTCCGCCGTCAATCACGTCTCTGTTCCAGAACGGTGAATGTCTCGCATCAGTAACTGCTACAAAACTCAACTTGGGGTGTGAATAATGAAGAAGCAATGTTGTTGTAGCTTCACCCTCGCTGGGGTGAACCTAACCGAATTCGGGTTATCTATCCCGTCACCTTTCGCAGTACTACAAGTTAATAACTCCGAGCAGGGCAGCTATACAAGCTGGGACTTACAGCTCACTATCGGTGGTAGCTCTAGCCTCAAGATGAATGTAGCTGCATTTGAAGCTCTTATCTATAGCGGAGCACAGAGTAAAGGATACACTAACGCAAGCGGCATCCCAGTTTCATTCATGTTTGGATGGCTAGCCAATGACGGCAGTGTAGAATCATACATGTCCTATCAGGGATGGACAATCAGCTATAGTGTTAACACATCAGGTCAGTTCCTAGTGTACAGACTCACAGGATATGCATCACAGGCAGTGAAAGCAAGTATGCCTGTCCTCAACATTCCTGCTGTATGCGGATACGTGCAGCCATCAGCTGTTGTAGAGGGCATAGCGAAAGCAATCAAAGCCGATTCATACTATGAGTTGGACATTGACCACAGTGATGCTCCTACATTAGTTCAGCATAACTCAATGACGACAAGCTTCACGTCTTACGTCAAAGGTGAGCGAAACGGGAAAGATGATTATGATTCATTTCCGGGACTGCTTCCACTGTCGAAGACATACAACGCAACTCGAGAAGCTGCAGGATTGAAGCCGAGGTCCGGTAAACTCAGCACGATACTCAATCATGTAGTAACCAAGCCGATTTCTGAATTCCTTGTGAAGAGCATTGTAGATAGCACACCACAGTGCAGTTCCTTCTTATTCTGGATGGACGAACCTACAATGACGAAGCCCGGAATCATTCACTATAAATCAGCATCTAGCGTGTTAGCAAGCAGAAACACAAGTGCGCTTACATATGGAACATCTGATAGCAACATACTAACATTATCAGGTTCCTATGACGGTGTAGCTTACAACATGTCCGATATGAACTTCGCAACTGTTGGATTCACACTGGACGATACAGGTAACACTATCATCAATGATACAACAGTAGTTAACTCCTGGTCATCTTCTCTTGCAGATGTGTACCAAACAGCTAACATCATAAACGACATCAATGCCCTAGCTACTCAGTTTTCTGGAGAATTCACAGTAACAGTAGCTGGATCCACTAAGGGATACACATTAGCAGAGCCTGTTTCACTTGTAGTAATGTCCGGAAACACATTATCACCGATATCAGGTATCTATAGCATCATGAGTGTATCACACAGTATCGGAGCTACATTTGTAACTACATTAAAGCTTCAAAGATTATCTATCAGCAGCGCAAATCAGACAGCTGCAGGAATGGGAATCTATCGTTCAGGTAGCTCAAAGGGACGTGTGAGCTCATTCCATACTACACCTAATATAAAATCACCAGGAAAAGTCGATTTTGGATATGTGTATCCGACTTGGCAAGACATTCAGATGGTGTAATAATACAACGAAATAGTGTAAATTTCACTGAACTCTAAAACTGTTGGAGGTAAACGAAATGATTGAGACGCTAACAGGGTCATCAAACAGCCCTTTAGAACCAATAGAAACAACCGAACCGTGTGTAATCGGATACAGAGTAGAATGCGATTCTGTATTCAGTATTTCACACGGTCGCATTGCGTATGTAGGTCATGGAACAGACGGATACGTGCAAGTATGTGTGTGGGTCAATCACAATGAGCTCATTCGCTACGGACATCTGCACAACGTGCAATTCGATGCGAATCAGGACATTGTTCCCGGAATCAAGCTCGGAGATGCACAAAAGTATGTAGTAGTAGAATACTGCACATCATGGAAAGGGGATAGCAAGTTCCCTGTGAGATGTTACAATCACACATACTACAAACAAGACCCTATCGACATCTTAGAAGGCCGATACATGCCGCAATCTACTATGACAATGGTAACTTCTATTCCGAAAGGAAAAGTAATAGCTGATTATACAACAGATGATCAGCGAAACGAATTCGAAGCAGATAACAGAGGTATCCTAGATGAGTAACTCAGCTTTAGCAAACTACGTCAATCGAACAGCAGGTAGATACACCGAAAGAAGAGAAGATACACTCATTGATCGCATAACTATCCATTCAGCAGACGCTTCCGGAGACTGTTATGACCTATCTGAGCTTGTGATGGCAGCAGAGAAGTCGAGTTATCACTACGGCATATCATCAGACGGAACAGTGTGTCTATTCGTAGATGAGGAATTCCGGTCATGGTCTACAGGTAGCGTAGCTAATGATGAGTATGCTGTTAACATCATATGTATGAACGACCCTAAGGGAATCAAAGAGGGGAAGCTAACAGATGCGACATACAACGCACTGTTGGATCTATGCACAGACATATGTAGACGTAACTTCATGCTAGAGCTTGTTTACACAGGTAACAAATCCACTAGTACCCTTACAATGCACAAATGGTTTGCTAGCGTGAATTGCCCAGGAACATGGCTTTCTAACAGATTCAGTCAGATAGCAGCAATAGTTACAGAGCGATTGCAAGATGCAACTAAAGCACAGAACCGAACAGAAGCACTGAAAGCACAGTCTACTATCGCAGTAGGTAACATCAAGCCATACATGATTACAGTAACTCCCGGAACACTAGGGGTAAACTATCAGCGTATGCGTACCTTCGGTGTAGTAGGTACAATGTTTTGGGCGGGTAGTAGATTCGACGGAAGACACAATGTAAGAGCAACATACATGAATTCATCATTGAAGAGTCAAGTAGCCGAAGCTAATCAAGATGAGATGCCATACGGTTTATACGCTACTGTGAGAGCTAACACAGAGCAGGAAGCTAAAGACGAATGCTACTGGCTCTACTTCGTCATATCGAAGTATCCGCCGAAGTTAGGCCTGTGGTTGGAACTAGACCTCTCCGGAACCCCTCAATCGAGGCAAAAAGTAATTGATGTATACTACAAGAATATTCTGAAATGGGGACTAAAAGATAAATGCGGATTCTACGCAAGTAGAGATCAGCTGATGCGATTAGGATACAAAGAGTATCTAGATAGATTCTCTGTATGGCTCATATCGCCGATGGATGATTTATCTAGCCTAGATTCCCTCCTAACTCCCGCGATATTCAAGTTTTAGACTAATGAGGTATGATTTATGGGACAGCTAATGCAAGGCGGCGCGCACATATCAGAAAACGGAACGATATACGGTAACCCAGGAGACACTACAGGAAAAGAGGTATCAGTAGCTCCTTTCTCTGCATCTGGGTGGTCATGTATACTGCGCCCTACTAACCCATCACACGCAGCTGGTATGGCTAGCGCGATGATAAACGCATGTAACAACGATAACATCGGATACTCACAGAATACCGGAAGCGGTCCGGAAAGCCGTACTGCTGTTATCACATACGGAATCAACGCAAGCTTCCCGATAAACTGCGACTGCTCATCACTTGTGAGGGCATGTGTAATTGCAGGATGTGGAGTGGATCCAGGAAACTTCGCTACATCTACTGAGATAAACGCACTTCTAAACACAGGCTTGTTTGTAAAGACAGACTTGTCGAATCCATTCAACGGAGATGTGTTATGGAGAAGCGGACATACAGAGATTGTAGTATCAGGTAACCCTCGTGCAGGAGCTGACAATGAAGTAACAGCTAGTATCGGTTCCGGAGCTAGTATCATCGCTGATATCGGTGAGTCTGCTTTACAGATGATTCCAGGAAACAGATACAGCGCAGTTGATGGTACATACAGACCTCGACTTGAAGCTCCTACGGTAGTGAACATAACACAACTCATTGAGGATCTGAAAAAGCAGAAAGAAGAGAAGAATAAGAAGAATAAGAAGAAGAAAAAGAAGAATGCGAGCACTGACCCTACTCCGGAAGAGCTCAGAGAGATAGAAGAAAAGACAGACCTGTGGTTCACTCCTACAGAATGGGGTGGTAAATCTCCATTCAGCTATCCACCGCTTACAAATGAATCATACGCATGGGGAAGATTCTCAGAGATAATGAATGACTATTCTCTCACTACACAGGGAAGTGCACATACTGTGTATCGAACATCGGAAGATGGATATGTCAGGAACATGGCTCCAATGCTAGGTGCAATCATGTGCTTCTACGGAGGCAAGAAACATTCACATAAAGGATTCGTCTGCGTAGTTGAGTCACTAGATGCTAACGGAACCCTGACAACATCGGAAGTCAAGAATGGCGTGTTCCAAACAACAGTCCGCACAAAGCGATATGGATCTTGGGACGACAAAGAAGAGGGATTAGTGTTCCAGGGATTCATACAGAACCCTATGTGCCAAGGTGCAATAGACGAAAGCGCACTTGAGACCTTCTTACGCATAGCAGAGGAACACGTAGGAGAAGGTCCACAGTGGGCATGTAACAAGATGAACATACAGACTAATGGCGGGTGGTCTGCTGCATTTGTAGCAGCATGCTCATCGGAAGCCGGATCATCGCTGAATATTGTCATTCCAGATACAGCTAGCTGCACAAGCATCGGTCGAATCGGAGTGTTACGACACATGGGTGAATGGTTACCGAGTAACGCACAAGGCAAGTATGCTATTCCGGAGGTAGGCGATATCGTCCTCTTCCGAAGACAGAAGTATTCAGATAAAGTAGAAACATATGTAGCCGATGGTGCAGGTATCGTCACACAGGTGAATAATCAGACAATCACTGTCATTGAAGGGGATGTGCAATCTAAGAAAGTAATCCAGACTACATACAGCAAACACGCTAACGTGATAAGCGCATACTATCGTCCTAACTGGGAACAGATTGATGGAACAACAGAGTCTGTGATACAGTATAGAACAATACAGGGTCTATATACGGAAGGTGTACGCGAAGAGGATGCAGCAGCCAGAGAAATAGGATATCTCACACAGGCGATGAAACCTTCTATATCACAAACCGGAATAAAGCTAACTGCCATAAACTATACAGGTCTCTTACAGAATATGTATTCTGTATTCGGAGCACAGCTTAGCACGTCAGACCAATCAGATGCAGAGCTGATAGTAGACTTCTGGACAAATACCGTAAAGGGATACTATCAACAAGAGCTACTCGGAGGCGGTCTAGATATGACTCAGCTGATGGGCGGAGGCTCACTTGCAGGCGGATTAGGGGATCTCATAGCAGGAGGAGCTCCGGCAGTTGTTGCTTCTGTAAATGTAACACAGAACATGTTGAATTCATACACATTCCTGAAGTCCAAGGGGTTATCGAATGCAGGAGCAGTAGCAATACTAGCGAATATTCAACGTGAGTCAGGATTCAACACAGCTGCAATTGGTGATCATGGAACTTCCGGAGGTCTATGTCAGTGGCACGATACACAACCTAATGCAGGAAGATTCACTAACATGAAGAACTTCTGCGGAGCACAATGGGCTAACAACCTGAGCGGTCAGTTAAACTTCTTGATACATGAGCTACAGACGGGATACAAGTCAGTGTGGTCGTACCTGATGTCAGTTCCTAACTCATTAGCTGGAGCCAAATCAGGAGCAGATTACTTCGTGCGAGTATTCGAGGTACCTGCAGATGTAGATAACGAATCAAAGACACGTCAAGATTACGCAGTAGACATTTGGAACAAGGTGGCAAGTTAACATGATAATATACGGATATGTGAAAGCACAACAGTATACAAACGACGGTACGATGCAGCTGAAGGTACGCATTCCGTCTATCCATGGCCCATTCAAGCAAACAGCGAATACCCGACAGGGATATACACGTGACGATGATCTCCCGTGGTATAGCTCATTGCTGCTCCCACATCTACCGAATGAGGGTGAGGTTGTAGCACTTGAGTCAGTAAACGGAACTAACAGTAGCGATTATATCGTCATCGGGTTAACTGGCGGTAACTACTATACAGGAACAATACTATCGAGTTAGGAGGCAAGTAGATGAATACATGTTCAATCAACTTTCCGAGCATGTTTGATGTAGCTCGAAATCGAACAGGTGTAGCTACTGATTCTGCATCAATTGTAAGTAGAGTCAAGCTACTACTAACAACGGAACCGACTGAGCTATACATGAATCCCACATACGGAGTAGGCCTGAAACGATATCTGTTTCAGTATAACAACGACAATATCATCGCAGAGATGCGTGATAGAATAGTCGAGCAGCTTCGCATATGGGAACCTTGCGTGGATCCAGACAAGACGACGCTTACACGCGGCTTAGATTACACAGGAGAAGGAAACGAATTGCAGACAGGCAACGTGCTAAATCTAACACTTACTGTCTATTCCATATATGGCGAAGCATTAGAGATCAATCTATAAGGCATGGAGGACAATATGAGCGAAACACAGAAAGGAATAGTGAAGTATTCTAGTAGAGATTACGAATCTATCATGAAAGACTTCTGGGAAGTCGTTCCGACACTCACTGAGCTGTGGAAGCCGGAAGCGGAATCAGACCCAGGAGTAGTATTAGGTAAGTTCCTAGCTAGCTGCAGCGATATGCTGTCAATCAACTTAGACTTACTCATCAATGAGCTGTATGCACCTACTGTATCACAGAGAAAGAATGCAGAGAAGATCTTCGCACTCATCGGATATGACTTGGGATTCTATCGTGCAGCTACAACAGAAGTAACAATAACAAACACAACAGACAGCTCACTTACTCTTGATTTAGGATTCAACGGATCTAATTTCTGTACGTTGAATGCATACACTGATATCACTAATCAGGACCGAGTAATCACTTACAACATACTTCCGATGACATCTAGTTACGGCGCAGCTAGCAGCCGGAGCACTCGACAGACAGTAGCCCCCGACTTAGATGTATTCTCAGGAAACGACATAGTGACGTTGAAGCCAGGACAGTCATGTACAAGAGTAGCTGTAGAAGGCGAGTTGAGATCCTTCACAGTTCCAGTTGCAGACGTGAAAGCAAACAACTGTATCATCACACTTCCGTCACAACATGTTGACACAACACGTGTTTGGCTGAAAGCTAAGTCATCACTATCATCTGATGATTACTTAGATACACAGTGGATCCAGGTTCCGTCATCAATTGACTTCATGACACCTGAGCCCAGATTCTGTGTCATGTACGATAACTACTCTAACGCACAGATAGCTATCAGTAACTATCTGAATCAGTTAGAGAACTACGAGAATAACTACTTCATCGTCTACTGGATAGATTGCTCAGGCGTTATCGGATGTGTCGGCGAAGATGTATTGACGAACCTCCTGTTTGCGAAGTCAAACGACGTCACATTCGAGTCAGGCGATATAACAGTTTCTAACCTCGCAAATACCGTTGAATTACCTAACACCTATACAGTTACGGGTGCTAGTCCAGAAACGGCGCATGAGGCATATATCAATAGTAGAAACTATATCAACACTTGGGACAGCTTAATCACACTTCCAGATTACAATCGCTTCCTCAACAGAGAAGCAGGACTTGATTGTGGACTAGTAGTAGATTGCCAGAAGGTACTTGAATACAACTTGTCAGTATACAATGATGAGACTCTCACAGAGAGCCAGAAGAAGAAAAAGTATATCACCAATTACGACTTCCCTGCAGGAAATGAATCCTTCGACTGGAGCGCTGCATTGTCATTGGGATTTGACCCATCAGATCCACAGAAGTTTGTATTCGCATCTAACTTCAAGACATACACAGCAATGTGCTTCGCAATTCATAATGATTTCAAGAATAGCTCATTCGGAGCTGGCCAGGTAAGTAAGGCAGAGGTTAGAAAAGAAACTAACTTCACTAGATATAAGCCACCGGAAAAGTTTATCACATCTGTTGAGAGAGACTTCGAGCCGCTGCAGTCAATGGCTGTATCGCTTGACTTCGGGTTCACACGTGTATTCAACTTCTTCGTTGTAGGTCAGCTGTATCTTAAGTCCCCTGTAAGCGCAGAAGTAGGAAAGCAGATTATCGCAGAAGTCAAAGAGGCACTTGCAATCTTCTTCGCTCCTGCAAACAGATCATATGGTCAGTATCCTACAGTCCCTGAGGTCCTCAAGGTAGTAACAGGCGCAGACGACAACATCGCATTCTTCGATGGAGGTAGCGCAGTTACTTCTGTAATCACCTGGGATGATTGCGACGTAGAGTATTTCAATATGCTCAGCTTCGCACGATACTTAGAGCCTACTGACTTAGCAAGCGATCCTATCCGAATCGCATCTGACTCACTAATCAAGTAAGGAGGGCGCAGATGAATTTCACAGACATCGCTGTTCCTGAAGCCTACAAAGAGAGCTCCGACTTCCGCTTCTTTCTGAAGTGGTTCGGCGAATGCCTCACAAAGGTACAGGACGAAACAGAAAACATGATAGATATGCTAGATCCACTTCGGTGCCCTAGACAGCTACTCTGGCTGCTGGGGTCTACTGTTGGATTCAAGTATGATGATAGATTAACAGCTGCATTCAACAGATTAGTGATACTTCACTTTGCATCACTCATTCGGAACCGTGGATCCAGAACCGGAGTTACTCTCGGTGCACAGATTAACATGGCGCAATTCAGCTTACTCAACTACGCACAGGAAGAGCCTATCATGGAAGATAGACTTGAAGATACTTCTGTTCCTATCAACAGCACATACGTTGCAGCTAATCATGACAAGGGATACATCGACATTGTATATTACTCAGATAAGATACCAACCGATGCTTGCTTAGAGTATGTTAGACCGATAGGCATGTATTGCTTCACTCACGCAGGTGTTAGATTAGATTCCAAGACACGCATCTCAGTAGATGCTCGACTTACTGATCAGAATAACATCGCAATGGATATCGGACCTACACGTGTTGGCCACTATCGCAGATACGACTTCGCATCAATGCAGCAAATGGTTGATAACGAAGGCAATCCATACGTCGCACCTAGAAAAGGAAGACCATGGTTCCGCAATTCAAAAGCAGAAGGTGAGCCTACTACACTCATCGATCCAGGATATAGATCATTGTATTCCTTACAGCTGTGCAACAATGAGCATATCGTTCGGTCTATTTTGCCAGAGGAGATATTCACACAGGGATATGGTCCGCAGGATGTTACAGTTGAATACCCAGAGGGATACTCTAAGATACCTGAATATCCTCAGTATAATCTACGATACGATCTGAAGTCAGAAGAAGACTTGAATCAGGATGTATCAACAATCGACTTAGATAGATCAAAGGGACTGATGAATCCACGGCCTGCATTAGGGCCTGCAATGGCTTGCTTCGGCGATGCAATTCAAATGAGTCCAAATAACACTAAATTCACTAAGGTAGATGAATCCGGACACGTCAGTGTTGTAGACGTCCATCCAGATGAGTAATCAACCTTCAATATCAGTGAGAGGTTATGAACTATGGATAATTTCCCAAAGACAGCACAAGGAGTAGCAACTCCTGCAACAGAAGAAGATATAGCGTTAGACGAGTTCGGATACACACATCCAGACTTGCATAGACGTATAGATCCAACCGCAGGAGAAGGACAGGTAGCCGATAGACGCTACACTATCGGAGTATATGACGGAATACATTCTACTAGGACAGTAGAAGAATTCTATCATGATGAGGAATCAACTACTTGCGAAATACCGTAGGAGAGACAATATGGCAACAGGCATTTTAGAATTAGCAAAAAGTCTCGGAGTAACACAGAATGTTTCTATTCGAGTTATAGATGAGCCTACTGGAAAGCTAGTATCTGAGCACGTAGGCCACAACGCAGCGACTAACACGCTGCTCATGGGCATCGGATATTATCTGCTAGGCAACACAACAGCAGTCCGTGACACACGTAACTTCCTGCCTACACACATCTCACTCGGTACGATGGGGTTGTCTAGCCAGGACGAAGATGAGAATGGATTGCCGACAGGCGTAGGTACCATTGAAGGCACAGAAGAAGAAAGATTCATCGACTACTTGTCAAAAGTACCAGGATTCGGCTCCGATGGCTATTCTGATTACTACATCAATAGCAGAGAATACTTTGGACTCGGTCCTATGTTTCAGGACAGAGCATCTGAGCATACAATCGGATGCGAGCTTATCTCATCATCATTCCCGAGAGGTAAGATCACACACAGAGAGATGATACCAGAGTATCAATCCGAGCATCCGAAGACAATCGACATTGTATACAGTGCGATGATATCTACAGGAGCTCTTGCGCAATTCAGAGAGCTTGGAATGGATCACATCTTCATCAGTGAAGTAGGTTTGTGGAACACAGCTACTTACTATCCAGAAGGAGACAACGGATTGCTTGCAGGCTATCGCATATCTCCTACATCAGAAGAGAGTTGGGACATGTCGAAGCCAGAGAATCGCGACTTGCTTAAGCGACAGATTATTCGTGTAGGCATCAATCAAGTTGTACAGGTTATCTGGAAGATCCAGTTAGGTGCTATCGACCAGCTAGGCGGCATCAATGCAATTTACCCTACAGAAGGATACATGCAGTGGCATGTTGAAATATAGAAAGGAGACGTTTCAATGCGAAAAGTTATCAAACCATCATCTAGAAAAGTAACTGCAAGCACAGAGAAAGGAGCTCGATTAGCTCGCAAGTTAACATCTGATTTGCAGACAGTGTATAATGACCTAGAGGACCTCTATCGTGAAGACGAATCATTGTACGATGATTTGGATCTATCTTCACTGGATGATGAGGTAGGAGCAGCTCTCATGTTTATCAAGAGCAGATAAGGAGCAAACGATATGGAAGATCAATTGTTATTCACTCCAGCGGCCCTTCTCTCATTCCTATTAGAGATAGAAGAGTTACAAGGTAAGTCAATTGAATTGAGCGAAACCGAAGAGGGAGTTGTAGTGTCTATCGACGACGCACAGTATACTATATTGCCTGACACTGCTGTAGAGGTAGAAGTAGATGATGAAGTACTCGATGCTGTCGAAGATGCAGCTATGGAAGGGTACACATCACTCCGTGAAGATGATTCCATTGACGTAGATATCGATAATCAACCTGTAGAGGGTGGAATTATAAAGGAGCTGATTAAGACGTTAGCAGTAGGTGGACTTGTAAGAATGACTACTAACGCGCTTAAGAATAGCTAGAGAGGAGATATAAACAATGGCAAATAAATCTGTTATCGGACAGTTTCAGGGCAAGTGTTGTGACGCAAGTGTAACAAACAACAATGATATGCGCCTAGGCCGACAGCTGTTCGAAAAACTATTCGCCTCTGACGAATATAAGAATGCAATCGAGTATCGACACTACATCGGATTCCTGGGCCATCCTGAGGATCCAGGTTGCCAAGATTATGAGCATGCGTGCATCACAATGACGGAGTGCCATCTTGAAGACAACGATGATGTAGTTGGTACTTTCGACTTACTTGATACTCCTGTAGGACGTATCGTCAAGACGATGCAAGATGCAGGAATCCGGTTAGGTATCTCTATCAGAGGTGCAGGAGACGTATCAGGAGACGGAGAAGTAGATCCAGATACATTCGTATTCAGAGGATTCGACTTAGTCACATTCCCGGCATACGAAGATTGCATTCCTGAATTCAGAGAGATTGCTGCTTCCACAGATACGAAGAAGCAAGCTAAATTCAAGAAGGTATGCGCATCTATCAACGCAGAGCTTAAGAATATTACAAGCTGCGAAGCCCTCGCAGTTATTCAGGAACAGTTCGATGAAGGCTCTGATGAGTTTGCAACCATTCAGGACCGTATCAACGAGCTGAAAGAGAATGCAGATATGGGAAACGAAGAACCAGAAGTGGATCCAGAAGTAATCGACTTCATGCAGAAGAAGATTGATGGATTAACAGATATGTACCTCCAGGAGCATCAGAAAGCAACAGAGTTCCAGAACGCACTTATCGATGAGCAGTGCAAATCTGATGCACTTCGTGTTGAATGCTCTAGAAAGCTACGTGCATACAAGCGCATCGCTACTACACAGATGCATGATTTCGAGGAATCAATCACAGCGTCTAACAATGACCTGAAGAGTCAGATCGCTGCATTGAAGAAGACGTCAGTGAAAGCCTCAACCGACATGGAAAAGGCTAACCTTACATATGAACATAAGATCGAAGCCAATAAGAAGATAATCGCATCTAAGGATGCTCGAATCAAGGAGCTAGAAAGCAAGTTAGATGAAACTGTCACCGAAACAAGCAAGTTAAATTCTAGCCTAGTAACTGCTAACTCCAAGCTAGCCGAGTTGCAGCAACGAATTGATGCAGCCGAAGACATTATCTTATCTTATCAGGAGGCGTATGCTAATATGTATGCAAACGCACTTGGCGTAAGTCTTCGAGATATCCCAGTAACTGCTACCACCTCGGTCAAGGAGCTGAAGGATATCATATCCGCAGGAACATCTACTGCTAATATCGCACCTCGCGTTAGCACTTCTCTCGATGAGGTCGATGACCTTGATGAGGAGTTCGTAGATGATGAATACACCGCGGACCTAATAACCCTGTAAACAAAATTTTCAATTATAAGGAGTAAAGATTATGGTAGTAAGAGCTTCTAAGAAGTCCGCTCCTGCTCGCAAGACAATCAATGCCGGAACAAGCATCAACTCCCAGGCACTTAATCGTCGCGCACGCAGAGCTGTAAACGCTTCCAACAACGTTAAGTTGACACCAGCCCAGATGCAGTTTGCTCAGCAGCTGAAGAACAACTGCCGGAGAATGTCTGCTGTAACAGCAGCAACCAACACCTCAAACATCATGGCTCGCCCAGATTTCCTTGAGATGTTGCCATTGTTCGTTCAGAACTTGTTAGTAGAGGAAGTTTTCGGTACTGTTGCAATGAAGTCCCGTCAGCAATTGGTTCCTTACTTCAAGTTTATCGCAGAGAACACCAAGGGTGAGACCGCTAAGGGTCAGATCCTTTCTAGCCCATTTGTAAACCGTCAGGGTATTGATCCTAACTTCACCGGACGCGTAGTTAAGAATGAAGCAGTAGATGCTGCTACTCTTGCATACGTTCCAGTACTTCCAGGATCTGTTTCCATCTCCGTTACCGCAGCAGGCGGTGCTGTTACTAAGTTAGTTGACGACGGTGCAGGAAACTTAGTTGACGCTACTGGTACTTCCGCAGGTACCATCAATTACGCAACCGGTGCTATCTCAGGTGTAACTGGTCAGCTTTCCGCTACTTATCAGTATGATAACGAGACTGTTGGTCCAGATGCAAATGGCAACTATGGCGCTAAGATGGCAAAGGGTTACTTACAGTTAGATGAGTTCAATATCGTAGCAGAAGCACATGAGATCGCTTGCTACTGGAGCATCTTCTCTGCATTCGCAGCTTCTACCGAGTACGGTACTAACTTAGGTGACACTGCTAAGGAAGCAGCTATCTCCGAGTTAACAGCTGAGATCAACGAGATTGCATTCCAGAAGTTAGATGAAGCAGCTAAGTACAATCCTCAGTTCAACTGGGACGCTTCTCCAGTATTATCCGGTGCAGTAGTACCTTCTGATTACCTCAACATGTTCAAGTTAAAACTTGGCCAGGCAGCAGCTTCTATCTACCAGGCAACAAGATTAACTCGTCCGAACAAGTTGGTAGTAGGTACTAACGCAGCTGAGTTCATCTCAATGATCGATGGATTCCAGGCAGCAGACATCGCAGATACCGTAGGACCTTACAAGTACGGTAAGTTGGATCAGTTCGACATCTACGTAGATCCGAACTACGAGTCCAATAAATGGGTAATGTCCTGCAAGTCTAACGACATTCGTAGAAATTCCGGCCTGTTCGGAATGTATATGCCTATCGCATCTACTGATGCTATCGGACTTGCAGATGCATCCATCCAGCAGGGTCATGCAACAATGTTCGGCTGCAAGATCGTAAACCCAGCTACTTGCGTATCTGGTAAGATCTTAGGAACTTTCTAATAGCCTTCTCACCTATTAGATTAGAAGAACTTCAACAATTTCCATATTTTCGCGTGAATCTCAACAATGAGCGGTCTGCCGAAAGGTAGGCCGCTTTTAGTGTGTAAATCGTTATGTTTACACAGGAGGAATACAATTATGCCAGGTATAGGACCAAACATCATTCGAACATGTGTAGTATGCGGGGAGAAGTTTCATCCGAAGTCTACACGTCAGCAATCATGTAACAAGCCGATTGAACTTACTTGTCCTATCTGCGGTAAGAAGTATCCTGGAATCTGTACAGTTGCTCGTCAGAAAGCTACTTGTAGTCCTGAATGTCAGGTTAAGATGATAAAACAAAAGAGAGAAGCATCTGCGAAGCTGTCGAAAAAGATCTGCAAGTGGTGCGGAAAGGAATTCATTCCTAAGACGGTTAGAGATGAATACTGTCAGGATACTCATTATCAGACTTGCGTAGTATGTGGGAAAGAGTTCGTCATTGAGCCTCGTAAAGATAAAACCGTCAAGACTTGTTCAAAAGAATGCCGATATATAGAAGCAACTCGCAATAAAGACGTAGATGCAATGAAAGAGAATCTCAAACAGACTATGCTTGCGAAGTACGGTGTTGAAAATATCATGCATCTTGATGGTATTTCCGAACGCATCAAGCAAACAAATCTCGAGAGATACGGAACAGAGTGGTACACACAGACAGCTGAGTACAAGGAGAGAGTCAAAGAAACTGATTTAGAAAAGTATGGTGTGGAGCATCACTTGCAATCACCCGAGGTTCTAGAAAAGAGGAAAGAAACAGTCCAAAGAGTCTATGGAGTAGATAATGTATTCCAGAATGAGGCTATTAAAGAGAAATCCAGGGAGTCTTGCATAGAGCGATTCGGGGTTCCGTGGGCTACGCAAAATGAGGATATCAAGGAGCAGACGAGAGAAACTAACTTTGCTAAGTACGGAGCCGCGCATCCAATGATGCTGAAGGAGTTTCAAGATAAAGCAGCTGCTACTAATGAGAGATTATATGGCCGGAAGGCATATACTCAGCAGCACATTAGTAAAATTGAAGAATGGTATCAATTCATCGATGATCCGAAATCGTTCACTGAGTCACACTTTGAATATCCCCCATCTTCACAGGCGTTGAGTCAATATTTTAATGTAGACCTATCTACCATTGATCTGTACTTAACATCCAGGGAGGGGTGGGGAGCTATCTGCACAAGGAAGAGCAGGATGGAAGAAGAGATCGGGCAATTCATACATTCTATCAGGCCTGATGTCACTATTGTGCACAATGACAGAGCAACTATTACTCCATTAGAACTAGATATACTAGTCCCTGAAATGAAATTTGCTATTGAGTGCAATCCTACATGTACGCATAACTCATCTGCTTTCGACCCATGGGGAGGGGAACCTAAGTCGATTCGCTACCATATGCACAAAACGGATGAATGCGAAAAGAAGGGCATTATGTTATTCCATGTGTTTGGATATGAATGGACACACAAGTCAGATATTATACTTGGTATGATTTCTAACTTGTTGAAATCCAATAGCTCTAAGATTTACGCAAGGAAATGCACAATCAGCGAAGTTAGCGGACCTGAAGCTTCTGCATTTCTCAATGCTAACCATCGCCAAGGGGCTGCTAATTCATCCATACGACTCGGGCTATACTATGAAGGCGAATTAGTTTCTCTTATGACCTTTGGAAAGATGCGGGCAACTATCGGCTCCCCTGCAGAAGACGGGACATTCGAGCTAGTGCGCTTCTGCTCCAAGCTAGGCACAACAGTTACCGGTGGTGCATCTAGGCTATTTAAACATTTCATCGACCAGTACTCGCCTTCGGGTGTAATATCATTTTCAGATAGAGCGCATACATCAGGCACATTGTATCCTTCGTTAGGATTCACAGAGATTAGAAGAAGTGATCCAGGATACGTCTGGGTAGAAGTAGCTAGCGACAGAGCGTACAATCGTGTCAACGCACAGAAGAGTCACATCAAGGATTTTCTGAAAGATCCTAACATTGATATCTCCCGGACAGAGCGAGAGATAATGGAAGAACACGGATTCGTGAGGGTATTTGACTCAGGAACTATCACTTGGGAATGGACACCTGAATCGTTATACAGGTAGAAGAATATGGAGGGTAACTTGAATGAATGACCAGATTAAGATCAAGAAAGGAATCGGAGAAGCCATATCGACTCAGCTAGATGTATTGAACAAATTTCAGCCTGATTCATACATTTCAATGATGCATGACGGCGAAAGCGGAGCAACATGTTGGAGCTTAGTAGGAGATAGAAGCTCAGTATCTGCAGCTTTGCATGAGCTTCTGCTTTGCGCTCTAGATAGTTCGCCACTTGAAACGGAATACGCAGTAGCTGTTTTCTTAGAGGGATTGACTCCGGAGCAACATGCCGAATTAAATAGTGCGATAATGCACGCTAGAAAGATGAAAGAGGAAGGAAAGTTATGAAGATGATTGATGAGAATAAGTTAGTGCTTGCACTGACAGAGGTGACAACTAATATCGCAGCGCTAGCAACGCTATTAGAATCAAAGGGAATAATTACTTCTCAAGAGTTCTTTGATAAGCAGCAGGAAGTTAGATCAAAAAGCGACGGCTACAAACAGGCAGTCCGAAACGTGGAGCTCGCAACTTTATTATCGAATACTGAAATGGACGATAAGGAGTGGGAAGCTAAGGTCAGAGAGAAACTAGCTGAGTTCGGACTAGCCGGTGACGAACTTGATAAAGCTGCAAGCAATGCAAAGACATCTAGATTCTTTTCTTCGCTCGTATCGAAGGGAGATTTATTCGGTAAGCAGCCATAAGAAAGTGAGGTGTGTTAGATGGCGAAACAAACAAGAAATGAATTCTACGAATCAGAGAAGGCATGGCTACAAGATAGGATCAAAGCTAAGCAGCGTGAATCCCATATAGCAAACGCTCAGAACGGAGGAGCAAAGACTCTTGGAACAGCAGCACTTTTCTGTTTCATCGGATTCTTTTGGTTTTCTCTATATGATAGTATATCATGGGGACTATTCATCATTCTAGGCATATTTCATGCAGGAGTAGGTGTTCTTGGTGTAATTGAGGGCATCTTTCAGTTGAAGACATCAGGTGATAGTTATGAGATATACCGTAAGTACAGTTCAGTAGAAGAGCGTGACATAGAGGACATGGAATGGGAACGAATTATGCGTGACCCTGCTCTATGCACATATCACTGCTCATTGTTTGATCGTTGCTACAGAGAGCGGACTCACATTCCAGATAGCTGCTGCGAGTGCGAAGCTAGATATAATGGAAGATATAGATGTGTAGACGGTAAACACTACGACGCACCTACCTTCAAAGAAGATGACCTAGAATAAATCGTTAAGTAAGCGTAACTTGAGATCAACGTGCGAAAAAGAAGAGAGGAACAACACATGAAATCACTTGAATGGGTTTTGTCTCACATGGATGAGTTAGAAACTACTCTTGACGACCGTGTAGGGCGTCGCTTAGTTCAGTTTGCATCTGACGAGCAGCTGAAGGAGTTAGGATACACTTATACAGGGGAAGAAAAGCGAACTGTAGTTGAATGGAACGAAGAAAACATCATCAAGCAGCTGAGAGACGATGTCGAATTCGGCATTGAGAAAGCAACAAATCACAGAGGCATCAGTTCATCTTTGATGTATGAAGTATGCAACACGTGGTGCAAGATTCTAGAGAATGATTTAGTTGACTGCGACTACGGATGGAATGGACATAACATGTTCCAGAAGCTAGACGAAAAATATAACCTTGGATTGAACGCATCTCAGGAGTTTAGCGGAGATTTCTTTGAGGAGTGGTAATATGAAGATCACATGGAATGATTATGAGGAGTTTCCAGACGGATCCAAGTCAAGTCATTGCGACGCTGTTGTAGAGATTGGCGGTACGGTATATGACGGAATCTGGATTGTAGATCATACAACCCTGCAGCAGATGGAAGATGATAGGTTTGTAGGGCGGACTGTTCGCTACGCTTATGATGTCTATATGGGACCATTCATGGACTTCCATGTAGATCCTAATTCAACCCTGAACGCAGGTAGGTTGTGGGAAGGTACTCCTGAGCATACTATCGATGATGTGAAGCGCATGGTAGAAGATGCAATCATTAAGAAATTCACATTCGATTATGAGGAGAGGAAGGCGGAAGTGCTCGCTCACCTTGAGCAGCAGCGCCTGGACATGGAAGAAGTCCTAGCCTTCAAGAAACAAAGAGATGATAGTGAGGTAACATCATGAATCAGAGAGAAATTATCGCAGGATTGTTAAGTGAAGTAGACAATTCATTTGTCATTGTAGAAGCTACCGGAGCTGCTGCAGTAGTCAGTGGGGAGCTTGAGGAGTGGGAGCATGCTTATTTCGTTATCGGAATTCCATTCGAAGACGTAGTCGAGGTATTCAAGGATATTGAGAACCATCAGGTGCGCATTGTAAGAGTAGGATCCGGAGACGTTTGCTTAGTTTCCATTGACTAATTAGCAGGAGGCTGCACATGGATCGCAATCACAGATATTCTATTCGAGTAGGGGACGAGGAATTCCTGTTGATGAAAGAGGAAGCAGATAGAATCGGCGGGCGTGTATCCGACGTTATTCGCCTTGCTCTGCAATCTTATTTTCAAGGTAAGGCAGATATGGACTGCAAACTTCAAGGCATCAATGCGTGGCGAGAGCATTAGGACAAAGGGAACTAGAGATGAGATACACTGTAACTATTACTATGAATAAGGACATGTCGGAAGCAGCACTCAGGGAGCTCATCAAGACTATGTTGATGAGGAAGTTTTATCCTGAGTTCATTGCTACTAGTGTACATGTCACTAAGGAAAACAAGGAGAACAACTAATGGAAGAGAAAGAAAAGTTAAGAATCATGAAGCTCGTGTTTGATGCGTTTCACGAGATATGCTCCACATTCTCTCTATCAGAGGAGGTAGGCAAGTCCGTCATCTCTTTAGAGGGACGTATGATCGAACCTGTACTTCGGTTATCACTCTTTCCTGGAGACGACATCACAGAAGATGACCTTTATCGTATCTGTTCGATGAAGTCATATCAGGAGCTAGAAACTGACTACCAGATTTTCATTGAGTATAATACTGGGGCTCTATCAGAAGGCGAGGAGTCGCGTATTGTCCGCGGAATAATTTACATTTCTGTACTTGAGAGGGAGGGCAACACAAGTGACTAACGAGCAGATACTATCTTCTGTTATCGCAGCATGCAGAGAGATCCATAGCGACTTCATGGTCGCACCAATCGCAGATCCACAAGTAGTAGTTGATTCTGCACTCATTGATGTAGCAGCTGGATTTCAGGTTGTAGGGATTCCTTCAGATAAGATTCCTACTCTTTACTATTCAGAAGCATTGACTGCAGTAAGGGAAGAGCATCGTGTTTTCATCATGCCAGGAAGCGACTTTCTGCTGTATATCGCTATCGCATAAACACATGTAGGAGACAATATGATAAGTATACTTCAATCAGGAGATAAATACGAAGTACGTTTTCCATATGATCCGCACATAGTTGAATTGGTTAAGCAAGCCCCAGGCCGCACATGGAATCCAGATGGTAAGTTTTGGACAATCCCTGCTGCGCGCTTGGGCTTTTTGTTAGCTCAATTCAAGGGGACACAATATGAGAAGCAAGTAGTTATCCAGTCAAACGAGAATATAAACGTCAACGCGTCAATAGATGGCCCTAACCAGATACCTAACATCGACGTCTCTGAATATAAGTATCGCGTACAGAAGGGGCTGTATCCATACAAGCATCAGATAGATTCGCTGAAAGTTGCAAAATGGCGATATGAGAATGGATTGCGATCTGGATTCATACTAGCTGACCAGCCGGGCGCAGCTAAGACGTGTCAGGTAATGAATATCGGACTATACATGCGTCAGTTTCACAACATGAAACACTGCTTGATTATCGCATGTGTTAACAGTGCTAAATTTAACTGGATAGATGATATAGTGAAGCACACTAACGGAGAGGAAACGCCTTACCTTCTAGGCACTAGATTGACTCGGAAGGGCACCGTCAGGAAGCAAGAAGCAACTACTCAGGAGAAGCTTGATGATCTCCTATCCATGACAATGTACAATGATGGATCCACTCCGCTACCTTTCTTCTTAGTAGTCAATATCGAAGCAATTCGGATGCGAGTAGGGAAGAAGTATCCATTCGCTGATAGGCTAATCGAGATGATTCACTCTAAAGAGATTGGTATGATAGCCTTAGATGAAATTCATCACAATTCCAGTATGGAATCAATGCAAGGAAAACAGTTGCTACGAGTCAAGAAGTCTACAACAGAAGCTATGTGGATTCCGATGACAGGTACGCCAATCACATCTAAGCCTACAGATGCTTTCTTGCCGATGCGACTTGTTGATGCACATCAATCAAACAGCTACTGGCAGTGGTGTCAAGAGTACTGCATCTACGGAGGATTCGGAGGACATGAAATCATCGGATACAGAAATGTCCCTAAGTTGAAGGATATGCTTCAGCCGAATATGCTCAGACGGTTGAAGAAGGACATCCTGGACTTACCTCCTAAAATCCATTTCACAGAATACATTGAAAACTCACCTTGTCAGAAGCGACTTTATGCTAAGATATCAGGTGAGGTGTCTGGATCAAAAGAGAAGATCAAGCACTCGCTGAATCCACTCTCTGAGTTCCTGAGACTGCGTCAGGTAAACGGATCACCGGAGCTTGTTGACCCGTCAATCGCATTAGACAAGACCTACTTGTCAAAGAATGCAAAGCTTGCGAGATTGTTGCAATTACTGGACGATATACTGGCGGATCCAGACGAAAAGGTGGTTATTTTCTCCAATTGGGTAGAACCGCTTCGCACCTTATATAGGTTCATCAGCCAGCGATACAAGATTTGTTGTTATACTGGCACGATGAAGCCTGCGGTTCGTGAAAAACACAAGAAAGTGTTCATCACCAATCCTAACTATCGTATCATGATAGGAACCGTCGGCGCATTAGGTACATCGCATACACTTACAGTTGCTCGAAACGTTATATTCTATGATAGCCCATGGAACCCTTCGGATATTGAGCAATGTGAAGACAGATGCCATAGACCGGGTAGTACACAGTCAGTAAACGTGTATACACTGATAACACGAGACACTGTAGACGAGAAGGTCCATGCTCTTCTTTCAAAGAAGGAAGGCACAGCGAAGTACATTGTGGATGATACGCTAGACATCAGAAATCATCCAGAGATATTGGATTACTTATTAGAGTAGGAGGAAATAAAGTATGAAGATCTATTCTTCTAGAGTTGACGATGTCCGTCAGCGTCGTAAAGAGTGGGAAGATCGCTACAGACCACTCAAGGAGAAGAACGATGCGGAGAATAAAGCATGGCGAGAAGCTGATAGGGCTATCATGCGAGATATCGAGCAGGAAACTGCACAAGCTATTGGTCCTGTAGCTATTGACCTCAACATCCATGCTGGATATGGATTTTCCATGAGCAGTGCGCGCTATCGAATTGAGGTGGAGCACAATAACCAATTGGGAGATTCGGGCAAGAATGCAGCATTGCGTTGGAGCATGACCGTTGAGCTCGATGAGGATGGCCATGTAGCTAAGGAGACATCTTCTTGGTCAGGATTACAAGCAGTTACTCCTGAGCAGATTGAGGACCTGAAGGAATCTGTACGAGTAATTGAGAAGCTCAATCAGATTGATTGGAAGCCTATCTTAGATAAAGCAGTTCCTCAGTATAGTGACTATATTGATAAGGAGAATAGCGACGAGCTTCGCAAGATGGACAGCGAGAAGCCTAACTTCGATAAGGAAGAGAGACTAGCTGCTATTGAAGATGCTGCTGAGTCCGGAGCTTGGATCAAGATGAAAGGCCGCCCAGAGACAGATTACTATCGTGGATCTAGTTCAGGTCGTTACGTCGTTCGCATCGACAAGCTGACACCTAAGTTTGCTACCGTACATATCACTACGACAGGAGAAGACGGTCAGCCAATCGAACAGTATCAGACAGATGAGCGAATCGGCATTGATAAGCTGCTGAGATACATTCCTTACCCAGTAGAGACAGTATAGGAGGTAGAGTGATGAAGAAATTTACAGTAAGTCCTAAGCAGCGTGTTACTGCTGCTGAAGAAACAACAGTAGATGATAAGTTGCAAGCTGCTATAGATGTAACTGATGATAACTTCGCTTTCGTCATTGACGGAATCAACAAGATTTCAGCAGACGGATATCCAGCAGATGCTCAGATGATTCTAGATACTCTCGATGATGCAATCAATTCAGCTATTGCACAGGTATCTGCTATCTTAGCTTCCGGAGCAGAAGCACCTGCAGAGGAGGAGGAGTAGCATGAAACGAGTTGTATTAGCTACGAGCGGCACTTGTGACGACATGCTCAAAGCATTCCGCAAGGCATTAGCTCGAAAAGGAGTAGATAGTGCAACTAGCGTAGATATGCTAGATGCATTCAATGAGAAGATTGATGAATTAGAAGATACAAGTTCTTCCGTACAAGCTTCTTCGGGTGTTTATAAGGATACACAGGGCCAGTTAGGTGAAGTAGGTGCTGTCTGGACTGAGCAGGAACTTCGTAATTACTGGAAGAACAATCATGCATCTGATCCAGTCCTTGAGAATTATGAAGATGGAGACGCATGGCTCAAAGAAACACTTTCATACATGGAAGAAGTCAATTCTTGCGATACTGTCAACGCTGCTATCGATATGCAGGATGAGCACTATGGAGCTGAATTAGTTTTCGACTTGATTGAGCCCAAGGTAGATCGACTAACTGACCAGATTGAAGCTGACGCTGATAAGTACGCAGACAAGATCCGTGAGTGGGATGAAACTTACGACTTAGATGGAATCGGTCACGTAGATATGTCATTCCCTCTGTTTGTCAAGTATGGCCTTCGCCCAGATGTAGACTATGTAGGCGAGCCTCCGTATTCCGTATATGTCATTGACTCTAAATTGCCAGCATGGAAAGAGGTTATCAAGGAGTTAGGTATTCCTGGATCCATCGAGCGATTCAATCAGAGCTATCCTGAAGAGGAAGAAGCAGCTCATGCGATGCCTAACACATTAGATGTAGACTCAGCAACAGACATCATGTGCGATGACAATGCAAACACATTCATGCTGATGTCATATGACGGAGGCGATCCAGAATCCGGAATGGAAGCAGATAGATTCGATTGCAACGGCAAGTTCCATGCAGATTCCTTAGACGATGCTAATGCACAGCTTGATGAAGCTCGTGCAGCAGGGCGCTTAGACGATTCCGACTACGTAACGGAGTATAACAGCTACTTCGATGATGGAGAAGCAACTTTCGACACACTGAACGATTTGTTAGATAGTTTCGTTGTTGAATATGGCGATGACCTGATGTATTAGTTACTAACCTCATCTTTCTTATATTTCTTACCAGGAGCATCCTAGCGATGCTCCTATTTTTGTGTATAATTGCGAACCTTAAATATCAGTAGGAGAATTCAAATTATGGACAATAACATTTCGCTAAGTATACCAAATTCAACATGTTGTCTACGTCCGGGACAGGTTGTTCGGTTAGGCAGATTCAGCACTGACAGCTGGACTGTTGGATACGGGTGGTATTCATTCGCAGGTAATCGACCAGTATGCGGATGGTATCTCACTCATAGCAACGGAATCGACGTCAAGCCGCTTCAGCTACCCGATTTAGATGACATATATTTCATTAAGTAGGTGCGAACATGAGTACAGAATACATAATTGTGCCTGGCACACAGACTAAGATCTTTGAAAATAGTATTGTTGTGTTGTATCGCTTGCCTAAGGTGAAGTGGATTGTCAAGCTCGGTAACTACGAATATAACGGAAAGCGAAGAAAGGGTTGGTACTTCTCTTCACTGCCATCAGGCACTACCATGCCTGTATTCACAGAGGATTTAGTAGCTCTCCGAGTAGTAGATGGGCCTACTCCTAGACCGTTCCCTCCGGGACCGTGTCCGCCGGGTCCGCCAACTCCACCAGCTCCACTTCCTGTCATCTTCACTCCTGAAGATAAGGAGATGATTGCTAGATCAACAATCACAGTAGATGACTTAGAAGCTAGAGATAAGCTCGCCGATAGTAATACTATTGACGGAAAGGTAGTCCGTGTCAACGACATTGACGGTCAGGGAACTGTAGAATATTATCAATGGGATAGCACCAATTCTACTTGGGTTCCGGCTACCTTAGGATTCAGATATATGACGCGCGATGAAATCAAGCAGGAGCTTGATACTTGCGTAGTAGATATTGTATGGTCAGATAGCAAGGAAGCATTAGTTGTCACTCGCTATGATGGCACAGACGGAGAGGTACAGCTCGCAGGAGTAGTACACGATCCAATATACAACGTAGAGGACTTAACATTACGTCTTCCTATATATGGAAGAGAGGATTTTGTAGTTGTTCTTCCTAACGGCGAATCTGTAGTAGGTGTCCGCTATGAAGAGAATTATGAAAGACCTGACGGTACATGGGGTCCTTCTCTCGTGCTTACTGTATCAGATGGTAAGCGGACCCATGAGATTGTAGGCAACGCAGATGGATTAGTCGATGTATACACTGGTGGAACTACTGATACCATTCGTGTAAATGTATCTTCTGACCACTGCGAGATAACAGCAGATGTGCAGATCGCAGAAATAGAGAACAACGCAATTCAAGTTGATTCGACAGGTCTGTATGTAGATATTCACAACAAAGTAGATAAAGCAGAAATCACAGAAGGCTACATTTTAGTAGCTAATGGAGATGGAGGCTTTACTTACGGAGGAACCGGAGTTGCTCTTTATCAGTCCGGTGTCCTTCATGATATAGGGGATTCAGGAGTAGTTACTGCTAACGTCATTGAAGCAGCTATTGTAGCAGCTATCCAGGCGAGTGAGCAGAGAATCCAGAATGCTTTAGACGCGATAAATAACAGACTAGATGATGTAGAAGCAAGAATTGTAGGTGACGGCCCGACTGACAAACTTATTACATCCACCTCAACTGGTGTACAACGTTCTGAATTCACCATAGGCGGTGATACTTTATCCAGCGAAAGCATCAATGCAGTAGCTACTGAGAGTGCTGTCAAAGATGCAATCGCATGGAAGGGTATATAAACAATGTAAACTTCTATGAGGAGGAAACACTATGTCAGCAGTAATTTTCGCAAAAGGCGTGCTTGCTAACTACACAAGCCTCGCCACCAAAAGTGAGGATACTCTTTACTTTACTACAGACACCCATCAGATTTTCATGGGTAGCGAAGAGTACACAAAGAGTACCAAGACACTCAACGCAGAGCCTACCAGCTCTACCGCAGGCGATATCGGTCGCTTGTATGCTTACAACGGCAACTTGTACCTGTGCTCAGCTGTAAGCGGGAACGAATACACCTGGATCCGTGTAGCTAACGTCAACGACGTTGTAGGAGTTACATACTCCATCAGCTCTACTGACGAGGGTCAGGTAACCTTGACTCCAAGTATCGGAAACGCAGAGACCATCACCATCGATGGATGGAGTGACTTGGCTAAGAAGTCCGATATCACAGCAGTCCTTCGATTCAAGGGCGTTGTAGCTACTGTATCTGCTCTTCCTGCAGAGGCAGAAGTAGGTGATACTTACGTTGTATCTCAGGACAACAGTGAGTATACTTGCATCACCGCTTCTACTGCATCAGCTGACGCTGTATACGAGAAGTTAGGTCCGGTTATCGACTTATCCGCTTACGCATTGTCAGCAGACGTAATCCAGAGAGTAACTGGAGAAGACGGCGAAGTTCCTAAGTTCAAGGCAGATGGTACTCTTGAGTCCACAGGCTTCACACTTGGCTGCTCTGTTCCGGCAGACGCTGAGTTCACTGATACCACATACGAGCTGGCTACTGCTTCTGCAGACGGCTTGATGAGCTCTTCTGATTTCAGCAAGTTAGCTGGTATCGAAGCAGGTGCTCAGGTCAACACCGTAACAGGTATCAAGGGAGATGCTGAGACTGATTACCGCGACGGTAACGTAAACATCACAGCAGCTAACTTAGGTATCACAATGCCAGTAGCAGACATCAATGCTATCAGCACTACTTATGCAACTAAGCAGGAACTGACCGCAGCAACCGCTTGGACCACATTCTAAGAAGTCCGGTTCCATTGAATTCTCTCATTAGCGAAACAAGACAAGGGGCCTTTCGGCTCCTTGTTTTATGTCACCTTTTATAGAGATACAGGAGGGCAACACAATGGATGTCAAATTTACTACAACAACTAAAGCTAAATTGGATTCATTGCCGATAACTAACGGACAGTTAATCTATCTAAGTGATTCTGATGAATGCTATTATGATATGAGCGGATCACGTCATCCTATGTCTGGTGTATGGCTCGGAACTACACTTCCGGCTTCAGATACAGGTGCAGTTATCTACATCGTTATAACTAGTGATCTGAGAGCTATCTTATACGTCTGGGACGACACTGAAGCAGAATTCGTACAAGTAACATCTGGAATGGATTTTCAAGTATTAACAGCTGCTCAGTATAAGGCACTTCCAGCATCAGCAAAGACAGCTGATCATACATATTTCATTAAAGATGCCAACTCCCCATCGGACTTGACATAAATCTCTCGTATAGATCTAGTGCGTATTCTCTCGTCCAGATACGCACTATTTCTATGTTATAAAATCGTTATGATAATCGTTAAAACACCGGAGGGAATAGCACATGCAAGTAGATATGCTAGACGTCATTGATAAATTAGAGGCAGCAGGGCTAATCCGACCTGCGAAGCAGTCAGGGGATTGGTACACAATTTACTGCCCGTTTCATAGTGACGGAAATGAGAAGAAACCGTCATGTGGAATTCTACTTCATGACCAGTATAAGAACGGACAGCTGTATCCTGCCGGATTTCTTCACTGCTTTTCGTGCGGGGCTTCATATACATTGCCAGTTGGCATATCAAAAATCCTGGAAAGGAAGAACATGTCCGGAGAAGGACTCAAGTGGCTAGAGGAAAACATTCCAGGCTTCAAACCAGATCCAGATGCAGTTCAATCACTTATACCAGATGAGCTTATGGGTCAGGCCATGACTCGATTTATGGCAGAGCATGTTCGTGCTAGATTGTCTGCGAAACCGGCGTATATTACTGAGAATGAATTAGCATCATATAGGTATACAGTTCCTTACATGTACGAAAGAAAACTTACAGATGAAGTGATCGCAAGGTATGATGTAGGGTTTGATGCACATCATGTCCCACCGGGACGAAAGAAAGAGCTACCCTGCATCACATTCCCTGTAAGAGACCAGCAGGGGAATACATTGTTCTTCTGTAGACGGTCCATCGAGGGCAAGTACTTCAACTACCCTACAAACGTAACTAAACCAGTATACGGCTTGTTTGAATTGCCTAAAAATGCTACATCTGTTATCATATGTGAGTCTGTTATCAACTGTCTTACATGTGTGACGTATGGATACAACGCAGTTGCATTGCTAGGCACAGGAACGCCTTATCAGATAGACCAGCTACGACATTTAGGTGCTAAGGAGTTTATCATCTGCTTAGATGGTGACGAAGCAGGAAGGCGTGGAACAGCCAAGCTAAAGAAAGCCCTTTCATCTGTAGCCTTTGTATGGGTCATGCATGTCCCTGAAGGCGAAGATGTCAATAGCTGCACTTATGAGCAGTTTCAAGAAGCATACATCAATAAGGAGTAGATAGATGAAAAAAGATGATTTGTTTTTCGTATGGGTATTGTGCTTGATAGCAGCTGCTGCACTTACCATCTTCGTAGTGATAGCTGCATTTCCAAATCCATCAAACGAACCTGAGCATGCAGTTGTCATTGGAACTGAAGACAACGCTGTTGAAATTCAGCTAGATAGCGGGTCTAGAGTATTTGTTTTGAACTACGGAGATGATTCTCTACAGTATGGAGATGATATCACAGTCCAGTTAATTGATGGGTACTATGAAATAGTAGAGGAGTAGATAAATGATAACAACGATAGGCTGTACATGGTTGGAATTGATTGATATGCTGCCTAAGTTATCCGGCGGTTCAATAATAACTATTCATGAAGCAGGTGTTAATGAGTCTACATGGATAGTGCAGAACGGAGCATTGGAACGACTTGCAGTAATTGAATGGTGATGACGATGAAGTGTATGGAATGTCCTGCGGCTTGTGAACGCCGCTATGCAGAATCGAATGAAATAGACTTCGACTGCCTTGCAGGTGTAGATGAAGACGACATCCTCGATGACGAAGATGGATGTTATGGATGCGATCTAACTGAAGAAGAAGCTCAGCAAGCTGCAGATCGTTATGAACAATATCTAGAGAGCTACTGGGAAGGATTCGTCAAGTGGCTAGAGGAGGAATAACGAAAGAATGATACCAAAATGTCAAAGCGTATCGGCTATGATCAGCCATGATAGCAGATCCTCATACAGCAATCATAAGCAGAAGAGTAGCGAAGGATTCCAGGAGATATTAGATAAGGAGGACAAGAGATTACATGAGCAGCGTATGGAATGTCAAGAATCAAAACCGTGAAAAGGCCATGTCATTTATCCATGCAATATTGCATCCTACAGGAGACGACGATTTTCAACAGAAGAAATGTCTTTATCGAGATCAAGCGCTTGCTGACATGGAAAAGTTGGATCAGATATATCAAGCAGTTAATGAATGGCAGAACACTCCATGGCCTTGGTCACAGGCAGCTACGTCTACTTTGATTCATAACATATTGGAGGTACTGGGAGATGAAGCGTAAGTGTTCTGGTTGCAAAGCATTCGGTAGTCCTAGCCCTAGTCATGGGCGATGTCTGCTAGGATATAAGATAGAGCCTGTCCGCGCTGGATTTTACGGCTTGATAGTAAGTTATCGTCCAGTAGAAGAATGCCCGAAGCCGAAAACCAATAAAGAGTTTGTTGTATGTGTAAATGAGCAGCTAGAAAGGATATCAAACAATGGATCTACAGACAACAAAGGAACTAATTAAGAGGATTCTAGTAGAAGATTACATAAATAAGGCTACTAGATTCCAGTATAACACATCGGTTCAGGAGCGATTAGCCGCTATGAACAAGGGATTGACTCGTGCATGCAGTACTGTAATAATGTCAGCTACTAACAACGAGGATGAGCAGAATGAGTTAGCTGACTACGCAAGATCAGTCATCAATGGAATTGAAGAAGTAGGTCTGCAAGAGACTGAATAATATTATCGTAGGAGTAACAATGGCAAGAATCAGTAAAGAAGAACAAGCAAGACGTGACGGAATGCAGTGGGCACTTCGCATTGCAGAGAAGGGAGGCCTAGACGCACTCCGTCATGAGTGTGAAATAAGAGGAATACATGAAGAAATTCCTGTAGGAGTAAGCCAGAAAGAGCTTCAAGCCCTTTCGGAAAATGTAGAGAGATGCGCAGTAGACTGCACACTTGTGATGACACTACACACACTCATAGACGAATTTGATTTCACAGAAGAGATGTGCAATCGATTCAAGGAACGCTATAACTCAAAGACAGAATGTCTGTTATCAGATTATACAACGTGGAGTGATATAATCGTTACCTTAAGCGAAGACATCAACATGAAGCTCGAAATCAGAAAACGCGAGCCGATTCAGCTGGAAGGATAAGGATAACATGGCAACAAAGCGATACATTACACTCAATGATTTAGCAACCATCATCAATTCATACAATCAAAGCGAAGTGCAAAGAAACTCCGAGATTGTCGGAATAGGTCTTAGCCCTATGCGACACACAGATGGGTGGATGATATCGACTACGTCAGCTAATATCTTTATCCCGTTTCAAATGAGGGTCGATGATGAAAAGTAAATTGATCAAGCGAATTGAATGTAGTGTAGAAACACCTGATATGTATTCAATGATTGGGGTATGGGGATTCTCATATGAGCACATCAGACGCAAGCTAGACCGTCTAGAGAAGTATGGAGTGTACGTAGACGGCGTAGTTCCGATGCGTGAAGTAGATAGATTCTCAGACACAGTAACATGGCGATACTAGGAAATAGGAGGAAAACATGGAGATAGGATATGGACCAATACCTACTGCGCCTACAGTAACAGATGCAATAAATGACACTCAGGATAAGATAGAGAGTTTAGATAAGCGGCTTACTTATGCGGTAGAAGAAGTCAACTGCCAAGTAGAGACAAACAGACAGGACATAGAAAACACCAACAAGCATGTAGATAACATTAACAATCGAATCAAATACATGATAATTGTATCGGTGGCATTGATTGTTGTATTTTCCATTTTCTGTATTGTTCCTGCAGTCAAGCTATCTCGTGAACTCGATAGTGTTATCAGTGAAGTAGATGCTATCGAGGAAGAAGTAGATCAGATGCAGACGATGCTTGATGAAATACAGGATAGATCAGCTACTTCATCAGAGAGCAACTAATCTTATATAACAGAAATAAATCATAATGCAGATAAGACTCTGCGGGGGGAACAACAAAATGAATATACAACATCGACGCACTGCTAGAGGATCCGCGCCGGTATATGAGCATAGCAAGGAACTTAGTTGCGAAGACATGTGCCGAGTTATGCGGCGTCGAGGAGGCTGCGATCTGGACTGCAAAACCTGCCCATGGTCTAAACCCGATAGAGATACGAAAACGGAGGATCCGAAATGGAACAAATACTAACTGCTATTTGCATGATCGCAGCAGTGCTGCTTATACTTGCGCTTCTTATAACTGTTTCTCAGATTGCAGTGTTGACTGATATCTTAAAAGACATCAGCAACTCGCTTTCTAGAATAGAGTCGCAAGGCGTTAAACTTAACTCTGATAAAGAAGATACTACGAAGAAGCGGATCTACTGATACCGAAGGTAAGTACACA